GATTATAGTTTATTTAGCGAATGATTATCAATGACTTAGATGGTTATTACATTGTTTTTGATACTAAAAACTGGAACACAGAACTGGACACCCTAATTAGCAAGTGACTTTAAGGATTTATAAAAAAGAATATATTATGATACAGATTCAAGATTGGGAGTCATCTCAAAAGATTGTTGTCGTGGATGAAAATCATCACGGCACCGTACAGGTGGAGGTACCGAAGCCTGGACCTTATAAAGACGAGTATTATCAGCATGCCGATTGCGCTATCTATAACCTTTGGGTAGACGAGAAGTACCGCAAGCAAGGAACGGCTCGCCTCCTGATAGAGACCGCAGAGCGGGAAGCTAAGAAACTGGGCTGCAAGTCGGCACAGCTAGAGTGGGATGATAAAGGCAGCAAGCCTTTTGTCCTCGCATGGTATAAGCGCCTTGGCTATCGTGTAATGGCAAGGAATGAAAATGGCCGTCTGCTGCTGGTAAAGGAACTTTGAAAGGTAAAAAGGTAAAAGGGTAAAAAGGTAAAAAGAACCTTAACCGCCTTGCGCCTCCGTTCCCAGCGATTCTATCGCTGGTCTTTACCCCGCTAGGCTTTTTTACCTTTTTACTCTTTTACTTTTTTTGTCCCACCCATCAAAAAATAATGTATTACCTTTGCAAACAGAAAAAAGAAAGATTATAGCGTATGAATAAAATAAGGGAGCAGCTGATGCTGCAACAGCTCAAATCTGTCTATTGGCTGATGATGGACTCTTCCGGTAAGATGGACTTCGCAAATGAAACGCTATGGGATGAGATTACTGATCTCGACCAGAATAGTGGCGATTACCAGGAAGTGGTGGTGGAAATCTATTTCACCGATGGCAGGTTTATCAAACTGCATAACCGCAGTTTTGAATCGCTCATAAATAATTCCTATTCCGGTGATGACATTCAACTACTGCAGATGGATGATGAAAAACTTCTCGATGCAGCAGTAGAACATGGCGTATGTATCTATGATGTTTACCATCCGATGGTTCGCATTAAGTATTATGATCCGGAAACAGGAAGAACGGAAACCGAATTTCCTATATCCTCCGTGGTCCGCATATCCCATTACAGTAAAAAAGTGAAGTGGAGAGAGAGATGGAGAAAGCTGGGTCCGGAAATGGGGAAGTTGCATGAATGTATGTTCCGTAACTTTCGCGAAAAATATCTCAGAGATCATCCTGAGATTAAAGAATAGATTCTTCTAATGTTTTATCACAATATGCTTAACGTAAATAGTTATGATTATTTTAATTTTTTGAATTTGTTTAGTTATAAAAGTTAGTCCGAGTTCCTCCGTTGTGAAACGCGGGGGCTTTTTTTCTTCATTAATTAGTTCTCATGGATTAAAAGTAAAAATTGTTTTAAGGTAAAGTTTGTTAATAATAAGAGGGGCGGCTGTCGTGATGACACCCGCCCCTCTGCTCTTAATGTTGAATGTTTTTATCAATGTTGAATGTTGAATTACCTCTCGGAGTAAAGCCTCCGTTCCTAGCGATTCCATCGCTGGTTTATCTCAATGGCGTATGCTTAATTCAACATTCAACACTCAGCATTCAACATTTAGTTATACGTTCCTTCCGTCCGGCAGTACGAACCAGCCGATATTTCCTCTCCAGAACTTGCATCCCAAATATAGAGAGTCGAAGGCATCGGTGAAGTCTGTTCTCTGCTGCAACGGCAGGTTGTCTTCCGTTTCCGGCTTCTTCTCCTGGCTCTTATCCTTTCTGAATCCCTGGTAACCGATGCTCACCTCACAGAGCTGCATGGCGATAATCAGATCAGGGTTCTGGGTCTGATTGATACGGATAGCAGGATATTCGATACCGGCAAGGGCATTATTGATGATGCGATGTTTCACCTCGTGCTGCTCCGGCACACCCATATCTATCGCCGTCACATTCCAGCCATTGCGCTCCAGTTCCTTAATCACTGCCTGGTAGAATCGTTCATCGGTCAGTGCATACGATGCACCCTGCTTGGCGGTGGAATCATAGAAATAAACCACATCACGGTTCACGGCTCTCTTTGGAGCATAGTAATGCGAGAAATCATCTACCAACTCTCTCAGCTTGCGCTCGTTCTTCACGTAGAAACTCTTGATAACATTCACTGCCTCCATTCCGTCGCGCTGATATACCTGACCTACCACCAGGGTATTGATATTGGCGTTATAGTCAAATGCGAGATAAAGAGGAAGGTCGTTCACGCAGTCGGCATCCATACGGCAGTCGTTTCTCTCGGACAGCTCCTTGAAATCCGGCTGATAGCTTTCTGAAGTAATTTTCTTGCCACCGATGATACCCGTAGCCTTCTTGGTACTCCAGTTGGCTTGGCTCAGAGGGTCTATCTCGTCACAGGTGTAACCATGAACATGATCTATATCCAGGTTAGAATAGAAACCATCGTTCGATTTCTTGATTTTCACGTTTAGGATGGAAACCATGAAGGTGTAATTAGGCAGATCTCGCTTCATAGTTCGGATGTAATCTTCGGTAAGAAGGTCCACATTGTCGAGGGTAGAAGCACGGCGAACGAGGAAAGCCGAGCGGCGAAGCTCTCTCAGATAGTCATCCCGAAACTTATCCGCCTTGTCAAACATCTGCATTTCCCACCATTCTTCTTCCGTAAACAGATATTCGTAATCATAGATGAGTTCCGCATCCGCTGCATCCACCAGCTTATAGTTTACCGCCATATCCACCATGTTTTTTGTGAGCTGATTGCCATGGTTAGGCAGAATCTTAAACTGACCTTCATGCTTAATCATCTTGAGAGCGATAGCGCGCACCATCAATCTCAAATCGGGTGGCACGGCATGCGGGGTATGCCCGGTCTTCTTGGCATTATAGATAAGGTCGTTGTAGCGGATAATCTTGTTGGCATAGTCTTCCAACTGCTCCTGCACCCATCGGTAAGTCTTGCCTTGAAATTTACCTGATTCTATCGTAAGGTCAAGCTTCTCCTCCTCACGCTCCAGCCAACTGCCCTTGGTAGTAAGCGAAGCATCAGACAGGAATCTTGTCGATTTATAGAGCGGGTTGTAATCAGTAAAGTTGATGTTGCCCAAAGGGTGAGTCTGACCTGATAACGCCGGCATCAACTCATCGGTTACTTTCTTGTAAGGGAAGAATCTCGCCTCGTCACCTACCATCGCCGAAAAAGTGTAACTGTTGGCACTTGCGGTCTGCGAGAGGGAGATGAGTACCCACTGGGCACCATTGGCGAACCAGATGATATTGTCATAGCTTTTCGGCTTAAAGATAGCCTCACGGGCGTGCTTCGGTGGTCGTCCCCAACCGAAATGAATGCCCTGCGTAAAGCCGAACATTCTTTCCATGGCAGCCATGGTACCAGGAATAGTCTTGCCAAATCCCTGCTGTCGGGAAACGGCTACCCAGGCTCCCAGCATACCGGGCATAGAGTTAGAAGCCATCCAGACGTAAGGAGCCACAAGACCGTCAGTTTTACCCACACGTCTTGCGGCAATCACTCTTTCGTCCTTAGCAGCCATATACAGAGACTGCTGCTGGAATTTGGTTAGGTATATCAAATGTGGTTGCTGCATAATAATAAAAATGTTATCCTGAAAGTATGTTGATTTAGCCGCGTCTTTGCGTCCGTTAGGCGTTCCTGCGGATTTGAAATCCGCAGATATGCCAGGTCTTTTTTTACAGTCTTATAGAAATTTTGCGGGCTGGCAATCATCTATTAACTTGCGTGTTTCTTTGGCACACTCAGCCACGCATCTCTCGACTGCCTCGGTGATGTCTTGAATTTGATCCTCACGCATATTGCCGTATTTATCGCAAGTGTCATTTATTATTTTGTAGAGAACCTGATTTTGTAAAGCCTCCATATAATCTACGTACTCCTTGCAAGTACTGCGCCGAGGTGCTTGCACCCATTTAAGAAAGTCCTGTTTCCAGTCTTTCCATGTTTTGATTTTTATTACTATCATTATTGCTTACATTTTAAATTGTCGTTCCAAGAACGGGTTACTCTTTATGAGTTCTATTATTTTTTTTTCCGAGTGTACTCCCTCCCAGAAGAGTTCGGTATGGTCTCCAACTCTGTTTTCATCTACAGAGAAAGGCACACCGTAGTTGGTGTAGGTTTCTCCGTGATGTTGAACCAGGTGGCGACCTGGGTTTTTCCGGATATTTTCAATCCAATATTTATTATCACACTCGCACCATTTTCTGCTTTCTTCTTCTGTCAGCGTTATGTCGATACCGATAGGGTTGTGACCGGAACATCCATTGGTTCCGAAATAAATAATCTTTGCCATAATTTCGCAGATTTAAAATAGACTAGGCTGCATCATTTCTAATTTGATGCGCTTACAAGCCTTGTCGTAATATTCTTTGTTTAATTCAAAGCCGATGAAGTTTCGCTTTTCACGGATGGCAGCGATGGCGGTAGTGCCGCTGCCCATGCAGTTGTCGAGAACGCACCCCCCCACATTGGTATAAGTACATATCAGATAGCGGAGTAAATCTACTGGCTTCTGGGTAGGGTGGAAGGTATCGGCAGAATGTTCTTTATCAAAGCAGATAATGCTCTTGAGGAATTTTTCATCTGATACGATAGTAGGCACTTCTTTATGATCGCCATAACAACCTCGCTTCAAACTATGAGAGCCATCGCCCCTTCGATGGTTCCTTTGATGTGGAGCACATTTAACCATCTGAGGATTGTAGACAGGTTGTTTCCGATAGAATACTGCAATATCCTCATGCGAGCGCAGAGGCATCTTGTTGGCATTCAGAAAGCCTGTTACCCGCTGCTTGCTCCAAATAAGATTATATTTCCAGAGTTTCGGCTGCGAGATCATAAGCTGTGCGGTAAACATGCCCTGGCAGAAAAGAATAATGGCCGCATTGGGTTTGGCTATGCGCAGATATTCCTTCCATAATGGATCAAGCGGGATAATGCTATCCCAGCCACCGCCCTCACTCTTTTTATTGAGAACGCCATAAGGCAAATCGCAGATAATGCAATCCACGCTTGCGTCCGGAATCTTTTTCATTCCTACCAGGCAATCCTCATTATATATCTTATTTAATTCCATTGTAATTATATGTTTTAGAATAGGCTCGGCTGCGCCATTTCAAGCTGAATACGCTTGCAAGCCTTGTCGTAATATTCTTTGTTTAATTCAAATCCGATGAAGTTCCTCTTTTCCCTGATGCAGGCAATGGCAGTAGTGCCGCTGCCCATAAAAGGATCGAGAATAATATCACCTTCTTTCGTACTTGCGTTTACGATGTAACTCATTAACGCAATAGGTTTTTGGGTGGGATGAATTTTATTAACTCCACATGGGTAACGTAAAACCGTGTTTTTGCAGTGAAGGTTAAAAGTTGCTTTGCTTTTCTTTCCAAATACACACAACTCGATTCCACTTAGCCATATTTTATTTCCATTCATAGGAGAGGGATTTGTCTTTTCCCAGACAATAATTCTGGTACTCAAACCTTCATTCATCATTGTTTTGCGAATAGTCGAAACTTGATTGATGCCGCAGAACATATAGATGCTGCCTTTGGTTTTGTCGCAAAGGTTTTTTGTTAAGTCTATAATATCAAAATCCCCTACGTCTGCTTTATCTTTGTCTAATTTTCTTAAACCATTGCTTTGCCTATTGCATTCATTGTATGGAATGTCGGTAATAATGCAATTTACCCCCCCCCTTGGAATCTTTTTCATTCCTACCAGGCAATCCTCATTATAAATCTTATTTAATTCCATCCTCTATAAATCTATTTTTATCAATTAAACCATTTAAGAATAGTTTCTCCTTTATATCCTTTCCCAGATAAACCAGGCATAGGCTTGGGCGCTCCCTGCCATAGCGTCAAAGTCACCATTGGCTGCGCATTTCAGTCGTGAACTGCTTACCCATACCCTGCAAGGTGGCTGCGTTCTAAACAGATGCCTTCTTCCTTTCCCTTCAAGAAAAGTAAGTTTTAGGAACATAGCAACCTTTCTTCCTTTCGGGATAATCTGTAAAGCCTTTTCCACGAACTCCAACGCAAATCGGTAGGGTGGATTGGTAACAATATCTCCATCCCATTCTAAGTTGTCGATGGAAAGAAAATCTGCAACCTCGCCATAACCTCTATCTATCAAGTCACGGCTGACTACATCGTAGCCATGAGCCTTTAACACTTTGCTAATATGTCCTTCTCCGCAGGAGGGTTCCAAAATTACCCCCCCGTAAACTGCTCTATCTTACAGAGCCATTCGGTAGCTGCGGGTTCTGTGGCATAGTAGTCTTCACGCTGTCGCTCACCGTTTTTATGGTTGCTTGCGCCTAAAGTCTTAAACACGGCAGCCTTTCCGCCTACCCAGTCTTTTGCCATAAAGTCTATAAACTATTAACTATAAATTATTAACTATCTCAACTTTCCCACGTGCCATTTTGAGCAAACCTTGCACTGGTATGCCGTATATCCGGCAGCCATGATTTTAGGGTGCAGTTTCAGAAACTCGCAGGCTTCATCCTCGCTCTCGTAGGTGACCTTGGCTTTCCAGCCGTGGCTGCTTTTCCTCGTCCAGTGTTCCGGATCAGGACGGAAGGGAGGTATCTTGTTGGGATGATGATTTCCGTATCGCTTACTCATCGGCTGGTTCCTCCTTCATTTCTTTAGCTTTTTTGTCAGCCTCTTTCTCTTCCATCATCTCTTCCATATAGTCGAAGTAATCAGGAGCTTTTTCCGGAGTAGCATTCAGACTTTCTTCATCGGCTATCTGCTGCATATCCTTCACCGTAAGACCATACTTGCGCGCCATCTTGCGCTTATACTCATCGGTATAGTTGATGCGGTCGTGCTTCACGATGCTTACATCCTGGGTAATGGCAATGCGGCTCATATCCGGCATTTCGTCCGTAGCATCCTTATCCTCCACGAAGTTACCATATACATTAGCCAGCGCCTGCATACCCTTATCCACCGCGCGGTCGTTGTTCTGCTGTTTGCCGGTACGAATCAGCCATTCAGCGCTGCTCAGATACATCGCCTTATGACGGGGGCTTTCATCGGTCTGGAAGAAACGGATGATATGGTTGCATACCGCCACATCATTATTCAGTTCCGTAACCGTGCGGGGTTTGATATTGCCTTCCTCGTCGATGTCAATATGCAGCGCCATCACCATTTCCTGCGCCTCTTTGTTGCCCTGTCCTGCCTGACTTACGAAGAGCGTATAATCTCGCCGTGCGATATTGCGGCAGGTGGTACGAGGGTCTATATCGTTATTCTGCACCCATCGTTTGTAGAACTCAGCACAAATCTGCATGCGGTATCGCTGTTCCAGTTTGGGGAACATCGTCTCCATGCTGAGACCATTGGATAGCCATTTGTCTATCCTCTGCAGGGTGTTCTGTGTTAATTGGCTCATCTCTTTTTGAATGTTAAATGTTAAATGTTAACTTGGTGGGGTATCGAAAACCGAAATTCGTTTTATTCGTGTTCAAAAACCCCGAACTCCCCGGAAGGCTATCTACCATCCGTACATCTTGATTGCAAAATTACAAAAAAGCCCCTAATCGATAGGGACAAGAAAATCCTTTTGTCCCCACCTCTCAATAAAAAACCGATACCTTTGTATCGTATTAAAGACAACATAGGATAACATTAAAAAGAAAAAAGAAATGCAAAGTTTAATTCCAACTCTTACGAGGTTTCTTGTAGCCATTATTGGTTTAGTGTGGTGTACCCTGGAACCATCTCTTGACTACATCGCCGTATGCTTCTTCGCCCTCATTTGCGATTGCTATACGGCGTGGCGGTGCAACTGCCGCATCTATTCCCGCTATCGGGAGGTCATCAAAAAAGACCCTCGATGCAAAATCGACGGGAAACTGAAATCCAAGAAAATGGCAAAGATGGTGAAGGATTTCTCCGTCCTCATCCTTGCGATATTCCTAGCCACGATGGTAGATACCGTCATACTCGATTTCCAGAACCCTCTTCATCTCGCCAACTATCTTGCCGCTATTTATTGTGGCGTGCAGCTCGTAAGCATCCTCGAAAACGAGAGTACCTGCAATGGGGCACCCTGGGCAAGAGTGATGCAGAAGATTGTGGCCGATAAAACTGAAAGGCACTTCAATGTGAAGCTGAAAGACCTGATGAAGGAAGAAGAGAACAGCGAGAAAGAAGAGGTAAAGGATAAAGATAAGGCAGATACAGATAATGCAGCCAAGCCGGATAATGGTGCAGATAAAGATGAGTGGATTCCGTCGAAATCAGGTGGTGATGCTTACGATATATAGTGCCAACAACTCTTAATTTCTGTACGCTATCAGTTAATAATGTGTTAATAACCCTTTGAATTATGACAATATCAAATGTTTTGGAACACTGGGCAACGATATACAAGCCTTTGTCTCATAACCCGACAAGCAAGAAGCTGGAAGAACAGAGTTTTTTCCGCATCCGTGATATTGACGAGGAAAATATCTTTTCCCGCAACGCCAATATCATTCACTCTCCCTGTATGCTCTATCGTGTAGTGAACTCCGGAGAGCTGAAATCGGATAAGCAAGCCCTGATTACCTATCAGGTATGCTTCCTTACCCGACTGAAAGATTCTTCTGCTACGTTGGGCAGATATGATGGCAGCAAATTGCAGGCTGCATCGGATGATCTGATGGAGTATTGTGAAGACCTCGCCTCCTATCTCACTCAGCTTCGCCGTACGGGTATCTGTCCTATCACTGGCAAAAACTTCAAGAAAGAGGATCCCAGGTTAGGCATAGAGTTATCATCCATTGATATAGAGAGTTTTGCCTTTGGTGTAAACCCTCTTTTCCGTGGACCGAGCTGGCTTCTTGCCGATTGCTATTGGCAGACCATCCGTCCGCTCTATAATTTCCAATGCGGGAAGGAACAGAAATACATCATTTCTGCATCAACAGAAGACGGAAAGGAGGGATAAGCCATGCCTATCAGAACCCAACCTATCAAGTCGCCTTTTGCACCTCTGAAAGAGGTGGCAGGTGTATATTTGAAACAAGCTCTTCTTGATATAGAAGTTAACTTCAATACCCAGAAGATTTATCCGGTAGAAGTATATCGTGGCTACGAGAAGGTAAACAAATACCGCGAGGAACATGGCATGTGGTACTCTACGGGTGAAGGTAAGAAATCCTTTGAGGGTACGGTATATCAGGCTGATGAAAAGACGGGTAATCTGATGGTAGGAATCCGCTATAACGATTATCTCCGCTATGTGGATATTGGTGTAGGTTTGACGGGTGATCCTCGTGACCCTGCAGCCCATATCACTGCCGACAAGGTGGACCGCTCGAAGAAAGCCAAGTTTAAAACCCGCTATATCGGCAAGTGGGATAGAAGGGCTGGTAAATCTCACCGTCCTGCCATCATGCGAACCGTCCGCAGACTGAAAACGAGATACGAGAATCATCTTGCCGATTACTACGGCTATCAAGGCTTGTTGCAGATAATGAACGCCTTGGAAGGCAAAGACGAGTAACCCCTCTCGCTCCCGTTCCCGGCGATTCCATCGCCGGTCTCATATCCCCCAAAAATAAACATTAAAAATAAAAAAGCAATGGCAAAGAATAAAACAGAGGCTATCATCACGCTCAATGGTCAGCAGCCGCTCCAGGTATTGAAGCAGTTGCAGGAGGCAGCAGCGGGTATATCCGACCAGATAGATGCGGCTCAGGCGAAGCTGAAACCCCTGAAGCCGAATACAGACCCCTATAAAGCCCTCGTTGCAACCATCAATGATTTGAAGAAGCAGTATGATTTGCTGGCTTCTGCACAGATTAAGGATATTTCTGCCAATGAGCGCTTGCAGAGTGTGGTAAACCAGCTCAGTAATACTTCGCTCCGTCAACTTCGCCGTGCGTTGGGCGATGGCAAGCGCCAGCTCGAAGGCTTGTCAGAGGCAGAACTGGATCAGGCAAACGCTATCCGCTCAATGATGAAGGAAGTAGGCGACCAGGTGCGCTTGCTGGAAGGCAAATATGTGAAGATTGAAAAAGGACTGAAGAATATAAGCATTCAGTCCGACCAATGGCTGAGTAAGGCCATAACGCAGCAGAGAGACCTTGTGGCTTCACTCGAAAAGACAGATGCCAGCTATCTCAAGAATCACGCCACATTGAAGCAGTTGGAGAGAGAGGAGGATAGACGTAATGGCAAGCTGACTACACCGGAGGCTATGACTGTGGTGCAAGACCGAACATCTACTGCCTCCGAACTTCGCCGCGCTAAGACTTCTATTACTCAGGCGAGGGATAATGTAGATACATCTGATACTGCTCAGATAAAAGCCTATAATGATGCCCTCGCTACCATCGAAAAGCGCTTAGATGCGGTTTCCGGTAAGGCTCAGAAGGCTTCTATGGATTCTAGTCAACTCTTCAAGATTCTGAGTAACCCTAACGGACACCCTGCGGAAGATATTAAGGCAGCAATGGATGTTATTCAGAAACAGATTCAGAAGTTGCCTGTGGGTTCGCAGGAGGTAGCAAAGCTCCGTCAGCAGTATGCTATGTTGGAGAAAGCCCTGAAAGGTACCTATCTTTCGCATAGTCAGCTTAATGATGTTATTGAGAGAGGAAAGAAGGGAAAGGCTTCTATCAACGAGTTGAAACAGGCTTACAATCAGCTTTCCGAAGAGCTGAATCAGTTAAACACCAAAAGCAAAGAGTTTAACGAGAAGCAGAAAGATCTGAAGGATTTAAAGAAGAATATCGAAAACGCCACTGGCGCTATAAGCAAGCAAAGCAATTCCTGGCAGACGGCAGTGAAGAACCTTACGGCATACGTGGGTTTATTCGGAGTATTTAATGCTATCAAAGATACAGTTACTTCTGCTATCAAGAAGAACTTTGAATATTCTTCTTCTTTGACGGATATTCGTAAGGTGTCCGGACTCACGATGCAGGATGTCAACAAACTGTCTGAGGAGTTAGCTAAGATAGACACCCGTACTTCTATTGATGGTCTGGCTCAACTTGCCTACGAGGGCGCAAAACTCGGTATGGGTAAGTATGGCGTGGATGGTATGGCTCAGTTTGTTAAAGCCGCTGATAAGATTAATGTAGCCATTGGTGAGGAAATGGGAGAAGAAGCGCTCCCGGCTCTTTCTAAGATGGTGGAAACGATGGGTCTTATTCCGAAGATGGGTATCGAAAAAGCGATGCTTGCTACGGGTTCGGCTATGTTCAAGTTGTCTTCTACATCTACTTCTACATCTACCAATATCGTAGAGTTTGCCAAGAGATTGACCGGTGTGAGCCGTACTGCAGGTATCACTGCTGACCAGCTGTTGGCTCTCGGTTCTGCATCCGACTCTCTCTTCCTGATGCCAGAGGTGAGTGCTACGGCGATGTCTAAATTCATCGTAGCCTTGCAGAAGAACCACAACCTTATCGAGAAGGATTTGGGCATTCAGCAGGGTACCATCAAGAACATGTATGCTGCTGGGCATGCGATGGATGCTATTGTCTTGGTACTTGAAAAGATGCGTGACAGGGGTAACATGAATGCCCTGGGTGAAATTTTTAAAGACCTTGGCTCTGATGGTCAGCGACTCATTACCGCTATGGTAACTATGTCGAAGAACGTAGATGTACTGAAGGATCATCTCTACGAGTCTCAGGAAGCATTTGAGGAGGCAACGGCTGTAACCAATGAGTACAAGATGCAGCAGCAGTCTGCCGCAGGCATATTGGATAGAGCCAACAACCTTTGGGAGAAGGCGTTTGTCAATCCTGATGGTGTGGAGAGTGTAAAGTCGATGGCGGAAGCCTGGTACGATATGTCGCAGATGATATTGCAAAGCCCGATATTCAAAAATACACTTCAGGCAGCCTTGTGGAGTGTGATTACTGCCTGCAAGGTATTTGTAACTCTTCTTCCTCTTATTGCCAATTATTTTGCTGCTCTGGGTATCTATAAAACCGTTTCGTTTCTTTGGGAACTGGGCAAGGCTTTAAAAGCTGCGGCAACTGCGCAAACGTTTTTTAATTCAGCAGCCAAGGTAAATCCTTATGTAGCTATTGCAAGTGCGATTCTCACCGCTGTAGGAGTGGTATGGTCTTTTGCGGAAGCGAACAGAGAGGCTGCTGCTGCGGAAGCAGAGGCAGCACGTAAAGCTAATGCGTGGAAAGATAAGTTGAAGGAGGCGCAATCTCAGACTGATACTCTTACCCGCAAACTCCACTCTTATAAAACTACGCTCGAAGCCCTTAATGTATCGCAGAATGCTCGAAATACGCAGATAGCTCGATTTAATCGTGATTTCCGTCAATATATCTCTAAGTTGGGTATCGAAATCAAGAGCGTGAGCGATTTGAAGAAGCATTATTCAGAGTTGGCACAGGAAATCCAGCGCGCTACCTATTATCGTCTCCGTGAGGAAGCCAAGCAGAGTGTAATGCCTTCTTATCAGATGGACCGTCTGAATGCGGCTAATCGTATCAAGAAAGAACTTGATAAGCTTGGTCTGTATGCGGGCGGTTTTACCCAGAAGAACGTGATGGATATGTTCAACAAGGGTGCGGGTGCAGGTTGGATATGGCAGAAGATTATCGAGGCGAACGTAAAAGATGCCCAGCAGGGTAGTTTCCGTTTCAATATGAAAACCGGAAACTATACTTATACTGATAATAACGGCAAAATCGTTAAGGCCAATCCTACGGGCTATAAAGGTCTGTTGTCTTCGCTCGTTCATTTCCAGAACGCAACCAAGCGTGAAACATCTAAAGATAAGGAAATCAATGACTACTTCAATCAGGTAGTTAATCTTGATGGTTACACTCCTTGGGTAGAAGATGAGCCTGGTACTCTTGAAAATGATGCATCTGATAAGGATGCTATCAGTGCTGCAAAGCGGGAGGCGCGTGAACATAAACAGGCATTGCGCGACCAGCAGCGTTCCTGGCGTGATGAGTTGAAGCAGAAGCAGGACGAGGCAAGCGCCATCATGGATAATGTCCGTAACTTCTACGAGCGACAGATTAATGAGAAGCTATCCCAGGCTGTAAGCCTAGGTATGGATAAGACGGAGCAGGATTTGTTTGTAGAGCCTGTAAGGAGACGTATGGAGGAAGCTCTTGCCCAGGTGCGCCTTGCTATCGCTGGCCAGGCTAACTACTGGGAGGAGTTCAAGAAGACGATGGATAATGATCTTGTCGAGAAGACCGATGAAACTGGAGTAAATCTTTCTCAAAACCTCCTCGCTTCTATCCAAAAGAATAACGTCGATGCTCTGCGTGAGAAGATGGCTCAGTTGGGTAATAGTCTGAACCGCCCGATGAACTCCATCACGTCTGAAATCTTTGCCAAGGCTACCAAAAATCAGCAGAACAATATAACGCTGGAGGCTCAACAGGCAGAAGCCCGACGAAAGATTGCTCAGGAGAACAATTACACGGGAGTCGTGCAGCAGAACATGTACGATGATTTCAATCAGATGGGCTTTGCTAATCCAACCGATTTTGAGTTAGCTGATAAGGAATCATTTGAAAGACGCAAGAAACACATCATTGCCATGTACGAGCAGGCAAGAAAGCAAATCGCTAACCTTTATACTGTTGATGTCAGCAGTAAAGAGGGTAGGGGATTGCTGATGCAGGTACTCTTTGGTGATGATCCTTATGCGCTTGGTGCCCGCATTCAGAATATGTTGGGCGATAATGCGGAAGACTGGCATGTGTTCTATAACAAGCTCATCCAGTATTCTGATGAATATACCGAGGCTCAGAAGAAGACCTACGACCAGGCAAAGAAGATTGCCGAGCAGATGTGGAAGGTGAATAAGCGCAATCTCGCCAACCAGGAAACCATGCGCAAGATGCAGCAGGAAAGCGCCCTCTTCGGAAAGCGAACCAATATGTGGTCGAACCTCGGTCTTGGTAATCTCACCGCTGACCCAGAAGTTGAGCTGATGAAGATGAAAATGCAGATGGCAGAAGATTATTATGCCTTTGTATTCAAGAACTCAAAGAACAAGCAGCTCCTCGATGAAGCGGACAAGGCTCGTCAGGAGGCAGAACTTGCCTATGTCAACCAAATGGCAGCGGCGATGAAGAACCGCCTTTCTCAGATGCAGCAGCTTGTGAAGCCTATTGAAACTTTCGGTGCGGAAGTAGGTAAGGCGTTTGCCGAAATGCGTAACGATGTAAGCAGCGCACAGGAAGCTATCAAGAATGCCCTGAAGTCTATGCTCGAATCGTGGGGTAACATGGCGCTCAATGACGTGAATACGCAGATGTGGAAGGCTATCAATGATGCTGGTGCCAAGCGAGCCAAGAAGAAAGCCCAGCCTGATATTGATAAAGCGAGAGCCAACGCTAACGCCAATGCCGTGAAGGAGGATTTCTCAAAGCTAGGTACAAAGGCGAATCCGATGTACGTGCGACTGGTAGATGAGGGTGCATCTTATCTCACTCAGCAGCCGCAGTCTAACTTTGAGAATATGCGTCCGCAGCAGCCTTCTCTCGGTTGGAATCCTGATGGTACACCTATCAATCTTAACAGTCCGACTATTGTGCCTCCATACGCGCCCCCTGCAACCCCAGAGCAGGAGAATAAGCAGGCAGAGAAAAATGGTGCCCCTCGTGCGTGGGAACATCGCAACAGAGACAATGCTGCAGCTTGGCATGGCGCAGCAGAGCAAACGGGTACAGCAGCAGCCGATGCTATCGCAGGTGGCGGTTCCTTCGCTGATGCTGCAGTCGGTATCGGTGGTTCCTTCATCGGTGGTTTGATGAACACTGAGTTCAAGACTGGCGGCAAATCCAAGGAAGACAATGAGAAAGCTGACCAGCTGAAGAAGGAGAAGAAGCACCAGAAGGAGCTGAGCAAAGAGGTCAAGAAGGGCAATAAGGATCGTGAGAAGGTAACTACCCAGGGTGTTAAGAACATCACGGATGTAACTGCTGCCGGAAACAAGGAGCAGAGTGAGGGCACTAAGGTGGCTTTGAACGCGGGTATGGCTATGACGGAAACGGCGCTCACTACCAACCTTGCCAAAACGCAAGCCAATAACGAAGCCATTACCGCATCGGATGCTGACCGCACGAAAGCAGAAATGACCTTCTCTATCGCGGGCGCGATGGCTAAGTGTTTTGAGTTCCTGGGTCCTATTGCTGGTCCTATTGCAGCCGCAGGTGTGATGGCTACCCTCATGGGCTTACTCCAGTGGGCACTCAACTCTGCCTTCAGCAGTGGCAAGAAGAAGAGTAACACATCTTCCACCAACACCAAGCTCGTAACCGGTATGCTTACCTACGATAATGGTAATGTGCAGGACTTGAAGCCATTTGTGGCTGATAATGGCGAAGTATATTGGGCGAAGGAGGATGACGGCAAGCAGATGCAGGGCGTGAAGATGCTCACGTCACCAACCGCCACCGCCGTGAACGGTCAGCCGTCTCTCGTAGCCGAGAGAGGACCGGAAATCGTCATTGGCCGTGAAACCACCCATGCGATGATGATGAATAACCCTGGCTTGCTGAAAGCTCTGGTCAATTATGACAGCAACTATTCGGGCAGGAACTCAGTAAGAAGGGCATTTGATAATGGCAATGTGGGTGATATTCTTGCAGCAGGCACGCAAGGGAGCAATGGTAATCTTTCGTCTGGCGCGTCAGGGGCAGACGGCTTACTGGCTGCAAGCGCAGCAAGCAATGCGGCGCTCCTGCAAGCTGTGAATGCGCTCATTCAGCGTTTGAACCAGCCTATCAACGCCCAGATTAACATGTATGGCCGTGATGGACTGCATGATAGCCTGAATAAGGCTAACCAGTTTATGAAGAATAAATAGCAGAAAGGTTTTTTGTTGATTATTTATATAGTTGTTAGTTTTTAAGTTTATTATTATTTTCATTCGAGGCTGTTTCGCTGTGAAGCGAGGCAGCCTTTTTTTTACGTATTTTCCTGTCTGAAGTGTTTTTCTCTCTAATTCATTGATTTTTGAACTTTAGGGGTGAATTTGCCCAAGAAGTTCAAAAATATCTTCGTTTTCACTACTACCCTACAGATTTTTCTTGTTTTTTTATTTCTCCTAAAAAGTAAAAACCCTTTAACCCTAAAAAGAAGTTGGTAGCATCAACGGCTTTGCCGTAAACTCTAGACTGATAGGTGATTAGGTAAGGGAAATGGGAGGCAACTGAGCCGCAAAATCCCTATATTATACAAGAAAAATGTGTACAATTCTCTTTTTTAATATTTTTTTTTCACCATTTCTTATGTATAAAGTAGAAGAAAATCAATAAATTTTTGATCTAAATGCGGAAAATTGGATTATTCAGCAGAAGTTAGGCAAAAATAGAAATTCACCTTTTAACGGACTATAACAGGTCTGCGTATGGTCAATTTATATTTGTTAACAAAACATGGTCCAAGCCATTTTCCTGTTTCCCCTTTAATTTTTTGACTTTTTGAACCGTTTTTGGACTTTTTGGGAAGAATGGTCCAAAAAAGGGTAAAAAGGTAAAAAGGTAAAAAGAGCCTGGCGGGGGTTGCGTGGCTCCATTCTCGCCTCCGTTCCCAGTGATTCCATCGCTGGTCCGAGAAGAAAAGGCAGAAGGTGGCTAATGCTTTTTTTACCTTTTTACCCTTTTACTTTTTTACTTTTCATATATTAAATGTTAAAAATATAACTTATTTCAAATATAATATAGCTAACCTATACTTTTTTCGATTTATTTTTGTATCTTTGCAGCGAAAATGAATAAATAATATATGTAAGGTATGTTTGAAGAGATATGTTCCATCTATCGCGATGCGAAAGATGCGCTTGGAAGATACGTCGATATGGAGACTGGCGAGTGTATCACGCAGATGTCTATCCGTGAGTTCTGTCTGACGGACAGATGGAAGCCGTATGTAGAGAAGCTGAGAGCCATGCGACAGCAGTTTGGCAGCAAGGCGAAGAAGATGCCGGAGTATATCGACACGAAGAAGATGCTTCCTGGTGCTACACTGAGCGGTCTTTTCGCTACCTACGAGGACGATAGCCTTACCCATCCGGGGCAGCGTGTGATGGTTTCCAGAAGAGAAAGCCACCTTCAGCAGCATACCGGATGGCTGGCGATAGATATTGACCTTCAGGACAACGAGGGTATTGCCGATTTCGAGAATATCCGCAGGGTGTTGGCATTTCGCCCCGAAGTAGCCCTGCTGATGCGCTCCTGCTCCGGAACTGGACTGTTTGGCTTGGTCCGTCTGGCTTATCCAGAACATCACAAAGAGCAGTTCAAGGCATTACTGCATGAATATGCTGCAATGGGTATCATGCTCGATGGCTCCTGCGGAAACATCGGTCGCGTGCGCTTTGCCTCATGGGATGATCCTGCGCATATATATATTAACGAACGCGCGGTACCATATACCAAACTGCCCGATAACGTACCTACACCAATGCCCGTGATGAATTATGCCAACACATATTTCAGTGGCAGTCATCCGACTGGTGTTGGCTATGGAGGCAACTATCCGCATAGCGGACAGGGCACCTACAGACGGGACGCACCCGAAATCATCTATCGCAAAGCTTTGCGCCTTGTTGAGAAGATAGAGGCTCAAGGCATTGATATTTGTGCCGGAAAGGATGCTAATAGCGGTTATCTGGGTTGGGTGAAATGCGGCATGTCGCTTTACCATGTGGATAGAACGGCGGGTTATGACCTATGGAGAAGAGTTTCCCGCTTCCGTCCTGCTGACTCTACCTGCGGCCACAATGAGATGGATTTCCGCAAGCGATGGAACCAGTTTGCTAATTACAACAAGATTTCTGAGGCAACTTTCTTCGACTACTGCAAGCGGTCGGGCATCTTCCTCACCAGGGAAGACTGGAAAGAGATATATCAGAATACATAGTTTAAAGGTAAAAAAGTAAAAAGGTAAAAAGGTAAAAAGAACCTTACCCCTTTAGTCTCCGTTCCCAGCGATTCTATCGCTGGTTCAATAGCACGCCCTGAAGGGGCAGAAGCTCCTAGCCCAGGGTAACACCCTGGGTATATGGAATGTGGTTTATGTCGCCCTGTAAGGGCAAAAGCTTTTTAATACATTAAAGATATAAGATTATGGCAAAGAGAAAAGTAGAAATCCCTAAAGGGTCATGGCTCGACCAGAAAGGTCAGCGATGGATGAAAGTAGTGTTCGATGTAATGACCGGTTTCGGGGGGGGTGAGAATTTCATCCGTCAGATAAGTTTGGACTTCACCTGCAACTTCGATTTCGGACTGAAGAAATATGTAGTTAACATGGGTGATTATGGTAATCTGCGCAACCTCGTGCTGCAGAAATACCCGTCGCTGGCGAGATATGGAGATTTTCGCATGGTGATGACAACTCATCAAGTAAAACGATAAGATTATGAAATTGATAACGATTATTGGTCCCTCTGGGGTTGGCAAGGACACGGTAGCACTCATGTTGTCTGCCATCCTGGGATATGAAGTGCTCTGTTCCTACACCACCCGTCCGATGCGGGAAGGTGAAGTGGACGGCAAGGAGCATCATTTTGTAAAGAAATGTGATGTCCCGAAAAGCGAAATGCTCGCCTATACCCGATACGGAAATTACGAGTATTGGACGGAGAAGAAGCAGATAAATGGTGCCGCCATTTACGTCATCGACGAGAAAGGACTGATGGAACTGATGGAGCGCTGCCCAAAGGCTAAGATCATCACCGTTTATGTTTCTGCAAAGCCGGAAACTCTAAAGAAACGTGGTATCTCTGAGGAACGTACCGACAGAGACCAGTATCGTGTTCAGATTGATTTCAACAGCTATGATTACGTGATACCGAACAACCGCACGATGTTCCATCTTTGGGACTACGTTTCGTTCGTGGCCAAGAAGATTAGAGAGCAGGAGTTGGGTATACCTAACCATGCTTTAAAGTAAGGCTATGAAATGAACATCCAGTACAGTTCCAGTACAGACTGAGTACAGACTGAGCACAGATAAAATATTGGCAAAATGGCAAAAATAACTACCACCTCACCCATCTCATCCATATCGGGCAAGCTGAATTCCGATGATGATTTCTATGTGGCAACCAAACGCCGCACGGGTACGGTCTATCTGGTGCATCGAAGCAGAAAGCAGTCTGTTCCATGGAGCGAAAAGCAGATAGCGCATCGCAAGGCATTTGCCCTTCGCTGCAAAACAGTATCGGCATGGATAAAAGCCAATGCTCCTCAATATGAAGGCGATAGGGGTACGGAAGCCTATCAGCGGATGTTCGCCCGATACAAGGCACAGCATAAGATAGGCAACATCTTTGCCTTTGTCTCCAAGTGGTATCGGAATGGTGTAATAGATTTTTGATATATAAACATCAAATAAGAAACAATATGAAAATGATAATTCCTGGTGTTGAGTGGTGGCCTCAGAAGACCGGCACACAACAGGTTGCCCGTGTAGGCAGAATCTGCTACAAGAGCAAAGCCAAAGAGCCTGATGAGAAACTTTCTGAAGAAAAGAAAGAGGAGTTTCGGGAAGTACAGGCTGCAAAGTTGGTCAACCGTTTCTGGAAGAGCGGTCATCGCTCTATGCTCCGTCATGGTACCATCTATTTCTTCGTCAAGAACGACAATAAGCTGCCGAGGTCTCTCTGGTCTCTCCTCGTGGCTTCACCTTACATCAATTATGCGGTGAAGGATAAGAAGGTATGGATCAGCAGCAACATGCAGTTCCTTGCCGAGCATGACGAAATCCTCGACATCCTCACCCCATACGATGTAAAGGAAAATGAGTTCATTGAGAAGGCACTGAAGTATGATTGCAAAAAGGCTCTCTATCTCCTCCGTATGACCATGGTTGTTACCACGCAGATCAGTACCAGCCGAGAATTGAACCGCACATCGCCCAACAGCATCAGCGAGCAGAGCACACGCTATGTGAACCTGGAGAAGAAAGGTGGCGTGCAGATTGCCCGTCCGCATTGGTTGCATGAAGGCACCCGATGGCAGAAGTTCCTCTATCTTGCCGGATGCAAGATAGCCGACTGGCTCTATCGCCGTTTGCTGAAATCGGGCATGAAGCCGCAGGATGCCCGCGGCATTCTTCCTCTCGATACCTATACGGTGGTAGCCTATACCTATACCCTCAAGGAGTGGAAACATATCCTGGACCTCCGCTTCCATGAAAGTACCGGCAAGGCGCATCCTAACGCCAAGGAAATAGGCTATCTGATTCATCGCATCATTACCGAGAGAATGATGGAATATGATAAAGAGTTTGAAATTTAATTAAAAGTAAAAAAGTAAAAAGCTAAAAAAAAGAGTTGGTAAAAGGCAAAAGAGCGGTTAAGGTTCTTTTTACCTTTTTACTCTTTTACCTTTTTACCCTTCAAAAGAATATGGCAAAAATGACTTTAAACGAATATCAGCAGAAGGCAATGACAACCTGCCTTCCTGAGAGTGACAATCTCTTTTATATGCTCGCCAACCTCTGTGGCGAAGTAGGCGAATTTGCAAGCAAGGCTGGTAAGCACATGCGCAAAGGCAAGCTCCATATCACCACCACCGAGCGATACGAGGATGGCAAAATCTGCCACACCCAAATCTGGAATGTAACCGATGAAGAGCGCAAGCTGATGCTTTCCGAAATCGGCGATATTCTCTGGCAGACCGCAGGTCTCGCCCACGTGATGGGTGTAAGCCTCGAAGAAGTAGCCGAGGAGAACCTGGAAAAGCTCGCCTCCCGCAAGGAACGCCATGTGATAGCTGGTGAAGGCGACGAGCGGTAATCACTCCCCCTCTTCACTATCTCTAACGCTCATTATGATAAATAGAAAAAGTAAATAGCAATGGGAAATAAAAATAAAAAGCAGCACCAGATGGAGGCATTGGCAAGGCGGGATGCTAAAATCCGTCAGCTCCCTACCGTCTACACCTTCAACTTTAGGGATGTGCCTGCTGATGTATACGCCAAAAACCTGGAGACACTCTTCGCTGATCCGAAGTTTGCCGATGCCGTGCGCAACCGCAACGAACTGGTACGCGCTGCCAACCGCATACCGCAGGGCGCGCCTCAGATGATGCCCCTCATCAAGGCTATACAGGAGAAAGATAATAAACTGGCCAATGCCATCTATGCCCTGCTTGTACAGGTAAATCTGCACAGCGAAGTAACTTACGACTTCCTTAACTTCGGCCATCTGATACGTTACTACGTAGACTACAGCCGTCCGGGCATACAGGAGAAGGTAGACCAGCTGAATACCAATCTCGATAAGATAACGTTCCTCTTTGAAATGCTCGAAAATCTGCTTACCCAGGTGAAGGGCGATATGCTGGAAATCTTCAAAGGTGCCAGCGAGTTTCAGCAGTTTGACGGCGTGATGGCAAGCCTCCGTCAGTTGAGCGGTTTCTTCGATTTTGCCCGTAAGAAAGATGAGAAATCGAAAGATTACGCCCTCTACTATGAGTATGCCGACAGCATCAATGCCTATATGGATAAGCGGATGCAGACCTATTCGGCAAAATACCGCAAGCTGCATCCTACCCTTCCAGGTTTCACTCAGGAACAGATGGTAGATGCCATCAATCTCTTCTTCGGAGAGAAAGATAAGTTCAATGAGAGCTTCATCGCCAAGACGGAATCAGGTGGCTGCTATATCGACGGCATGAAACTCATCCCTAATCTCAACGAGGAGCAGACTGCCAAGCTCGATAAGCTGGTACCGCGCCCGAAGGAAGGCAACAGCATGCAGAAATACTTCCTCTACATCACCGATGCCATCATGCTAAATTACCATTTAAAGGTAAAAAAGTAAAAAAGTAAAAAGGTAAAAAATGCCAAATATCTATCTCCGTCTCCCCACCTCCCGCTGCCAGTTTTTCCGGCACCGCGACCCTAAGTTCACCCTGGCAAAGGATGAGCCGGTAGTGTTCAGCAACTACTCTCACGAGCATTTCATTATGCGCAACTCCCTCATCAATGCCACCGCCCGCAGCAACTGTATTGACCTCGGCTGTTTCTCGCAGCAGCAATGGTGCAATATGCTGTCTGGCAAGCACCCTGCAGGAGGCAAGGTAGTGATGCGCCGTGATGCCGGAAGCTGGCTCACCTTTCAGGAGGTGCAGCAGCTCAATGGCCGCCTTACCGACGGCAAGGGTTCACACGATGATTATCTCTGCATCCGCTTGCCGAGCGAGGTAGAAGTTGTCGATACCGTTTATCCGGTAAAGCCTACCTTTACACTGGATACGCACGGCATGAGGGCGCTGGCGGTCTCATTGAACAATGATTTCAAGCGAAGTCTGGTAGAATGGGCACTCTCCACCTTCGACTTCTGTACCTCCAAGGGTATGGTCATCGCCCGCTCCCATAACGCTATGCTGGAGCGTTATCTGATGCGCTACGGCATAGAAGTCAGCGAGGAAGAGAAAGACGTATTGCGACGCATCATCGGCAGGTGGTTCCGCACGGAGCATTGCTTCTTCAAGAGCTATTCCTGCGTGGATATGCAGTATAAAGATAGCCGCGATAAGCCTAACCGCATCGACGAAGTGCAGTGGCTATGATTTTACACTTTATATAATAGGTGTTAATTTATGTATAAACAAAAGTTAAATAATAGCTAAATCAAGGAAAAGTTATGAAATCATCTGATAGTTGCAGAGAGTTATTTCTGGATGGAATAACCGATGCTTATTTCTATGGAGTAAGAGATAGCTCTGTTCCTATTCCCTTCAGCATACCGATGCTATTGCAGATAAACGGCTGCCACTTTGCTGGCGAAGCACTCCATATTGCCACCAGCGAAGGCGACAATTATGTCATATCTGATAGCATCACGGCCAAAGAGACCTCTTCTGATGGAGGCAATGGTACCGTCTTCAAGTTCGAGATTACCGCAAATATCAGTGACGGAAAGGCGAATATACCCGAAATCATCAAAAAAGTGCACGGAAAGGACTATTATATAGTCTTGCGTAAGCAGGATGATTCGCTTTATCTGTGCCATACGATACCTGGTACCTTCAGTATCACTCCATCGGTGACCGTCCAGAATGATGCTGAGACCCGCAGCATCACGGCTACCTGCCAGGCGATGTCGGAGTTTATTCCGATAACGATTGCTTAATCAATCATATAATTTACAGTACTTAATTATCTTCTAGTTTTAGTAAACATATATTTCATAGTATCAAAAATTAAATTTATTTGCTTACCCTGCTGTCCGTGAGGATCGCAGGTTTTTTTGTTTTTTACCTTTTTACTTTTTTACCTTTTTACCTTTATTTTGTCCCTATATGCCCATATATTCCTATTACCTTTGCCGTCAGAAATATTGAAAGGTCTTCTTTTGCTAAATAAGGTAAGGAGATTTGTATTCAGGATAACGATAACATACATTTATTTTTAAAAATTTATTACCCACATGAAAGGTCTTTATGAAATTCTGACCGAGAAGAAGTGGATGGTGAACCCCGATTTTGTGCATGGCATTCGCAAATCGATTGAGCAGAACCTAAATACTCACAGAGAGTTTACCAAACCGGAAAGGACTTGTGGATTCGTCACTGCGGAGGATGCTGAAGGCAACACCTACTATCCGGAGGAATATCAGATTTCCGAGGATGGCAAACAGGTGAAGGGTAACTATCAGCTCGACTATCCGGAGGAGGATGAGCGGGCACAGAACTTCCCATTTGTTTCGGTTCTCACCGTAGATGGTCCTATCACCCGAAATGGCGGGTATTGCTCTTATGGTTCTATCGACCATCGCGATATGATGATGCGTGCAGCTGACCATCCGCTTTGCCGAGGTCATCTTTTTATCATTAATACTCCTGGCGGTTCAGCTTGGGCTAAAAACGATTATGCACTTGCTATCGATTATGCCCACTCCAAGGGTCAGAAGGTCATCGCCCTGGTAGATGGCATGTGTGCCAGTGCAGGTATGTATCTCGCTTCTCTTTGCGATGAGCGATATTACTTGAATCCGAAAGACCAGGTTGGTTGCATCGGCGTGATGGCAGCCTTCTATACTTTGGCTAATGGCTCAAAGGATAAATATACCGATGAGACTTATCACGAGGAGTACGATCCAGAGTCTTTCGACAAGAATAAGGCTTACCGTGACATCGCCAACAAGAATGACAACAAGGAGCTTATCAAAGAGCTTTCCGAGTTGGGCGTGGAGTTCAGAGCCGATGTAAAGAAAGCCTGTCCTAACGCTATCGAGGATGTTCATCTGAAAGGTAAGGTATTCAATGCTGAAGACGTGAAGGGAATCCTTATGGACGACCAGTCTACCTTTATGGGTTGCGTTCAGCGTTGCTTCGCTCTCTACAACGGCACAGCCGAGCCTATCAATCGAGAGGCTTCTATCCAAAAGCCAGAACCGGAAGAGAACGAGCTGGAGCAGGCATCTGCATCTATTGCACAAGAAAATCATCAACATACTATTCATCAAAAATCAATCAATATGGCAAATTTTCAAAAGATCAACGCCGCTTGCGGTATGCAGGATGGTCAGCAGATTGAGGTAAAGGAGGAAGGCGCATTCATGAATGCACCACTGCTCGATACCCTCGAAGCTCATCTTACATCGCAGGAGCAGGCTGTGGCTGCTGCCAAGCAGAAAGCCACCACAGCAGAGCAGAGTCTTGCTGACCTTCAGGCAAAGTACGACGCACTCGCTGAGACCATCGCCCAGAAGGACGAGGAGATTAAGAACCTAAAAGAGGCTAAGGCTAAGGCCGATGAGGACATCAAAGCCCTCAACGACGCAAAGGCAAAGGCTGATGAGGAGAAGGCAAAGGTAGATGAGGAGTTGAAGACTGCCCAGGCTTCGCTCGCTACTGCCCAGCAGACCATCGCCGACAAGGACGCTCAGATTGCTGAGTTGAACGAGAATCCAGGCGAGGAGCCAGCACAGGGTGCAGCACCTCAGAACAACGGTGAGGGTGCAAAGGTAGAAACCGCTAAGACCGGTTATCCAACCTGGAACCCAGCCGACCCAGTAGGTTCAAAGAAAGCTATCGAGGAGTACAAGAGAGAAAACGGTCTCCTCTAGTTTTTGAAATTTAAATCACATACATAAATAAGCAAAATTTGAATTTTAATTATGGCAGAACCAAACAACTTTATTGGTATCAGCGCCCTTAAAGAGGTCGCTAACCAGGTATTCAAGAGCGTTGTCCAGGGTCCATCTTACGCTAACCCTGAGGAGATGAAGCGTCTTGGCATCAAGACTATCAGCGGCATCCAGTATCAGCGCACTATTAATGTATTTATCCGTAAGGGTGGTACTACTCGCCGTAAGGATGTAAATCCTAACTTGAACAGTGAAATCGGTTTCCTCAAGGAACGTAAGTTGACAGCCAAGCTCGCTTGGTTCCACGGTACCGATAACATGGACCGCTATTGTGAGACAAACCTTGGTACAGACTCACATGGCGCTTATCCTCTTTCTACCGTAGCTATCGAAGCGGTATTGAAGACTTACGCCGACGACCTTTACAACAACCTCTGGTGGGGTGACATTGACAGAGACGTTCCTGGCGCTTCAAATCTGGAGAAGTCTATGGCTCTCTATGATGGCTTCCTTACCGGTATCAAGCACGATATTGAGGACGGTCTTATCAGCGAGGCTAACCACAACCTCATTCACTGCGAAGCTATCTCTGCACCAGCTGATGCAACAGACAGCTCTGCATACAAGATCTTCCGTGGTGTTTACATGAAACTGGACCCACGCATGCGTCGTCAGAAGATTCTCGCTTACATGACTCCTGAGACGGCTATCGCTATCTCTGATGCTTACGCACTCCAGTCATACGGCACTCATAAGCTCAATGTGGTAGATGGCGGTAACTACGTGATTCCTGAGCTTCCTAAGTGTACCATCGTTCCAGTTGAGGGCTTGGGTGTCGGTGATCGCATCCTCTTCTCTATCGAAAACAACCTTGTTTACGCAGTAGATTCTGAGGGTAACGACACTAAGGTTATGATTGGTGAAGGCAGTTCACGCGACCTGAGGGACATCACTATACAGGCACAAAGCATTCAGGGCTGTTATCTGGAAAATCCATTCTCTTGGGCCTTCTCGATGACAGACGGTGCCCTCGAAAGCGCAGAGTTCGTTTCAGGCGACTACACCGAGTCTAACATTACCGTTTCCCTTGCCAAGACCGTAGCTAGCGCAGAGGGAGAGATTGATGGTCATGTGAAGGTGAACGATGCTAACTACACTCAGCCAGTGGAGACAACTCCTAACGCTATTGTTACTCTTGAGGCAGTAGATGGTACCAACTACATCTTCGACCACTGGAGCACCGGTAGCAAGGTGAAGAAGATCCAGTTCGCTGCAACGGGCATGAGCCAGGGCTTCATCGCCTTCTTCAGGAAGAAGGTTTAGCCCTCTCCTGCTCCCGTCCCCAGCGATTCCATCGCTGGTCCAACAGGCAGAAAACGTATTCCCTCTATAAATCCTCGGCGGCGGTCGCCTGACCTGGCGGAATATGGCTTCCGCCGCCATTTCGTTTAATCATCAAAAAAGATACAATTATGGCAGAAACAGTAACATGCCCAGAGATCAAGGATCTGCTTTCCGAGAACGATTGCTTGGAAAACTTCGGCGGTCTTGGCGTAAACGTATATATCTTTATCAAGAGTGATCTTGCTGCCCCTCTCTCACCAGAGGCAGGTAAGAACACCTATGCAGCGCTGACTCCTGCGTCCTTCAAGAGTGGTAAGGGTCTCTACAAGTTTGAGTGCCAGGATGGCGGTCAGGGTCACACCTGGGAGAACCTCGGTTTCAAGAAGGGTTTCAAGCAGACCTTGGACTACGTTCTTGAGAGCGTAAACGCCAACACTGCTTTTGTGGGTCGTGGTCTCAATAACCTCAAGTGTGGTTACATCATTGAGGATGGTGATAAATCTATCATCGTTTATGACAAGCAGCACGACTTCAAGTACGACTCCGGTAATATTAAGGGAGACACGGGCAAAAAACCTGAGGATGAACGTACAGTGACACTGAGCGGTTCCCTCAGTCCGACCATGTATGGCCGCTATGAGATTGCCGCACCAGAAAGTGGCTGGGATTCTCTCCTTAACGGTGCAGGCACATCGGGGGGAGCGTAAGCGGAACTGAAAAGAGCGATACCAGTTCCGCTTCACGGCAGTCATCTAATCGGAGCAAGCAGGCAACATCTATCAATGATGAAACCTCTGCGCCCGGCGAAAACGATGAATAATCGCTCCCCTATCCAATGAGTTTCATTGGCAATTTACTCTATAAATCAAAGCCTCGGTATTGAGCCTTAGTAAGATAAGGCAAGATACCGGGGCTTTTCTGTTTACTTCATTCCTATTACCTTTGCATACGATTCCGATATTGGAAGAATTTAAACACAAAAAACTATGCAGGTAAAAACAAATGATGGCAACTATGATGTTGCCAGCAAGGGATTGGGTAATACCGCCCTTGGACTTGGTATCGCAGGTTTGGCTACCAGTTTGCTGGGTGGCGGCGCATCCTTGTTTAACCTCGGTAGAGGCAACAATGGCATGGCAGCCAATCCAGGTGACTCGGATTCACGCTTCGTAACCAAGGGTGAGACCAACCTTATGCAGGAGAACTCTACATTGAAGACGGAACTGGCTATCCAGAAGAGCGAGAACTATGCCGACAAGAAGATGGTAGAGACAACTCAGTATCTCGACGGTAAGCTTCGCCAGCTCGCAAACAAAGTAGATGCCAACAAGGATGCACAGCAGGCGGTCAACGCAGAGCAGATGGCATACAATGCCGCTGCCAACGCCAATATCGACGTGCAGAAATCGCAGGTAGCTTCACTTTTCACGAACGTTACCACATCTCTTGGCAGCGTGAAAAACCGTCTTGTCAAGGTAGCCTGTTGCTCCTGTAGCAAGACTTTCGTGTGCGATGCTCCTTTAACACTCGCCATCGCATGACTATCCACCAACAAAAGGAAAGGTAAGAAACGATGAAGTATATTCAGTTGATAGATCAAGCCCGCGCTCACGGCGTGGCTACCGAGAAGAAGATGATGGAGTCGATTGAGCAGTTGAGCTGCGACCTCGCCTCCTTAGAGGAAACAAATCCGGAATTGTACTGGTGCATTCTCCGTCACCAGCACGCAGTGTTCTATGACCGTCATTACAGCGAGAAAATGGCCAACCATGATGTCTGCCATCTTGTGTATAGCAAGAAAGGTGAGAATGGCGAATTGATAGGAAGCGGCGCACACTGGACCAAATCGCAGATAGCGAATGCTACCAAGGGCATGAAGTTCCATGATAAGGTGAACGATTGGGATAAGTATGTTGCCTTCAATGCCATGTATGCTGACCTGTGCAGCGATATGACAGAAGATGAAATCATCAAGGCAGCTTATCTCTTCTATTTCCAGGATGCAGACTGGCAACCCGAAGAAGACGATTGTACTAAAATATGGGACTATATGTCCGCTCACGCTACGATGTAGTTTGTTTTGAACTAGGTAATCTGGATTTCGCACTAGCGAGTGCAAGTTTTTAAAGTAAAAAGATTGGGATAACATTTTTGAAGCCTCTTTGCGACTGTGAAAGTCGCAGGGAGGCTTTCTTTGTCCCATCGAATAAAATAGAAACCCCTATCTTTGCCCTCAGAAGAAATAAAAACGATAAAACAGAAAAGATATGGCAAAGATTCAACCTCTTGCAGATTTCATTCTCTCCTTTGAAGGAGGTTACGTAAACCACCCCAACGACAAGGGCGGCCCTACCAACATGGGCGTAACGCTGAAAACCTGGCAGACCCAAGGTTACGACAAGAACCATGATGGCCGCATCGACGCAAAAGATGTGAAGCTTATCACAAAAGCCGATGCCGTCTCCATCCTTCGCCGCTGTTACTGGAACCGCTGGAAAGCCGATGGCATCAAAGACCAGAGCATCGCCAACATCCTCGTAGATTGGGTATGGAGCAGTGGCACACCAGGCATCACCCTCGTACAGGCAATGCTAGGCGTAACCGCCGATGGCATCGTAGGCAAGCAGACCCTCGCTGCCCTCAACGCCCAGAACCCTAGTCAGTTCTTCGCCCGCATCAAGGTACGCCGCAAGCAATACATCTCCGGCATCATCGCCAAACACCCTAGTCAGAAGGTATTTGAGAAAGGCTGGCTCCGTAGATTAGAAGCCATCAATTACGGCTCCCTCATCGCCAATGGCGGCAAGAAAATCATATTTTAAAGGTAAATTGAGTGTTGAATGTTGAGTGTTGAATGTTGAATTAGGAATACGCCATCGAGTCCGTGAGGCAATTCAACATTCAACACTCAACAATCAACACTAAAAAAAATGATTATGCAAGAACAGATAAACCTCACCATCCCCCGCAGCTGGAACCAATGCACCCCTACCCAGCTGGAGCAGATTGCCCTCATCATGCAGGAGCAGATAGCCAAGGCAGACCGCTATCACCCCTTCGATATGCAGAAGGTGAAGATAGCCGTTTTCTTCCTTTTTGCCGGAATAGGCATCAATGCCTATCCCGACCCTCGCATGCCTATCAATGAGCAGCACTACCTGGTAAGCATAGAGCCGCAGAAGAAGAGCCTTCTGAAGAAGCTCCTCTCCCTCTGCGCCCCCGTTCCCAGCGATTCTATCGCTGGTCCGCAGTCCGGCAGCCCCTTCCCCCTCTATCTTTGGCAGCTCAACTATTGGCTCTCTCCGAAAGCCAAGACCAAGGATAAAACCTCCCCTGAGTATATCGCTCAGGGCGCAGGTCTTCTCGACTGGATGGATGCAGATAGCGGCAATTTCCTCACCCGCTTCCCCTATCCGATTATCGTGCAGAAAGCCAAGTGGTATCGTCGTGCAAAAGCCTTCCGTGGTCCGAGTACAGACCTCGATGGCTTCTCCTGGCAGCAATACCGTTTTGCCAGTGATATGATGCAGACTTACACCAAGTTAAGCAATAACCTGGTCAAGATGAAGCAGATGGATAAGTTCACCGAGGAGCAACTCCAGACGCAAGCTCAGAGCGTAGCCAGCGCCAGAAACATGTTCCTTGCCACCATCTTCAACACCACCACCCAGTACGTCGATCCGACAACAGTCATCACGAAATACGATTTTCATTACGAGTCAAAGCAGTTCACCGAGAACGCAAATTATTTCGTCAATTACCCAGAGGCAAACTGGCAGGTCATCCTCTTCTGGTGGACGGGCATCATGCACACCCTAGCTCATCGCTACCCTCACGTTTTCAAGGTGCAGAAGGTAGATAATAAAAAGCCACAAACTCCGATGGAAATCTACACCGCCACCACCGCCACCATGCAGAAGTATGCCGGCCTAACAGAAGATCAGGTCAATACCCAGTCCTACTCCCTAGTTCTAGAACACCTCGAAAGGTTGTCGAAAGAGAATGAGGAAATGGAAAAAATGAGGAGAGGAAAATGATGAAGTTAGATTACCATTTCACGAATGTGGGGGGGGTAAATCCGCAGGATTCTCCATTATTCGGTAAATCGGTATTATGGAATTATAGCCGATGTTTGCGAGCTGAAAAGTTTGATACAGGTATATTAATAGAGTATGAATAACCATCGTTTTTACCAATATCCACGAGGCGAGAATAAGGGCGGTATTCTAGATACGGATCTTTGCCCCACCATTACCATCAATGCGTGGGAGCAGAATGTTTTTCTGATAAAGAAATATGAGTAATAACACCCAACCTCAATACAAGCGAGGAACGATTATCAAGAACGGAAAGAGATATGGCTTTTATCCCGATGGTTCTCTCTATCGGATATACTCCACCTCCGACCGTCCGTTTCTTGAAATCGTGGATATAGAAGGAGAAACCTTCCTGCGCATCCGTCAGGCTACAGAGCAAGGCTATACCGATTGCCCTGCACCCGGTGCAGCCGATTTGAACTACCCTACCTCTGCCCTAAGACGCAGCCGCACAGTTGGGGGTGGTAAAATGGTGAATGCACTCACGGCAGCCAGCAGCAATCCGTTTGTATTCGTAGAATTATAACCCGTAGCAACAATACGCCATGAAGGGGCAGAAGCTTTAAAATAAACGATTTATAGAGCAAAAACAAGATGATAACAAAATTCAATTTCAAGGATAAGACCATTAAGTCTTATGCCATCAGAAAGCTGACACCTTTCGAGTGTTTCAGACTGATGGGTGTGCGCGATGACGTGATCCGCACCATGCAGAGTACCAATACCCAGGCAGCCGAACGCATCGCCAACTACAAGGGCAAGGGCAAACCCGAAGATATGGCAGTATCAGCCAGTCAGCAATACAAGCAGGCAGGTAACTCCATCGTGGTAGACGTGCTTACAGCCGTCTATCAGCAACTCTGGTACCCGAAAGAAAGAAAGCCCGAGGCACAGACCTCATTCTTTGCCGATTTCTTCCCAGAAGACCAACTCCCTACCTATCCGGTAGATAAGAACGATGGTGAGAAACTCATCCTCACCACCTTCTCCGGTTACGACTCGCAGCTCATGGCAGCCGATGTACTCGCCCAGCAGCACCCTGATTTCCGCTGGACGTGCGTAGGCTGGAGCGATATAGATAAGTATGCCTGTCAGATGCACAACCTCATCTTTCCGCAGTTTGCTGACAAAGCCCTGGGCGATATAACCAAAATCGACTGGCAACAGGTAAAGAATAATGTGGGGGGGGCAAGAAATCGACCTCTTCACCTATTCCTCACCTTGTCAGGATATATCGCAAGCCGGCAAGCAGATGGGTTTGAAGGAAGGTTCCGACACCCGCTCGGCATTATTGTGGCGAGTAGCCGATGCCGTGGAGGTATTGCGCCCGAAGTATCTGCTCCAGGAAAATGTGGCAGCCCTGGTAAGCGAGAAGTTTATGCCCGATTTTCAGAAGTGGCTTGATAAGCTCTCATCTCTCGGTTACGTAAGCCGATGGGCAAGACTCAATGCCAAAGACTATGGTGTTCCGCAGAACCGCGACCGAGTTTTCTGCCTCTCGATGAGAAAAGATGTAGCCTTCGATTACCAGTTCCCCGACCCTATTCCGCTGAAGAGAAAGCTGGAAGATGTGTTGCAGGAAGAAGTAGATACAAGGTTTTTTCTGAAAGATGAAGCCGTCAGCAAGTTCCTTCAGGCAAACGATAAAGACACCTGCGTCTTCCATCAGTTCGAGATAGAGCCGAGTCACGAGAATGCCATGGCATTGAAAGCCATCCTCACTCTTTATATAGAAGAGGCGCATCTTTGGTATTGCACTCCAAAAGAACTGCAGGGGAAGATTTCTTCCGCTAACGAAGACATCATCATGCCGCTGTTCAATGACTGGAAAGAGAACGGCAAGTTCCAAAATCCAAAGTTAGATAATTTGTATCATCAGTTTTTGGAGAAGAAATGATTTGTAATCGTCCTATTATCCTCGGTTCTTATAGTCCATCCCAAAATGGCATTATCGTGCATCCGAAAGGTATTGCCCTATGCCTTTGTGGGGGTGGCAAAGGGCATGATGTTGATAAACCGAAAATATTATTAGAGTATGAATAAGGTTATAATAGATAAAGGTAGCATTCCTTCTCTCGAAGAGGAGGAGGATCCTAATGATATGCCACCCCTTGTATTAATAGAATATGATTAAGATATTAGCTATTCACGAGGCAAGAACAGAGCACGCCAAGGAAGTACGCAAGCAGACTGGCACCAATGATTATCGTGATAAAGCCATCTTCTTCCGTGACAGCTTCCTGATGCAGTGCATCGGTACCTCCCACACGAAGGATAATCTCCTTGCCTTCAGTTATGAATAAAATATGATTAAGCAAGCCATCATTACCCACTATCGCACCGAGGAAGCGAAGGCATATCGCAAGATACACGGCGACAGAGGCGGTTGCCGTTATCAGGATAAGTATCATCGCCCAAGCCCCTACCCCTGGAGTAACTGCATTTCCACCGTAACAAAAGATAATCTTTTATGGCAACAATACGAATAAGAACCTGCGCAAGCAGAGGCAGAGCCGATGGAGATTGGTATTCCAACCCTCACACCCAAAGGTTAGAAATCGAGGGTGGTATCAGTAATGCCATCTCTTCCGTCGCAAAGGATTTTATGATCATTATTTATTATGAGTAAAAAGAGGAGTCTCCGTTCCCAGCGATTCCATCGCTGGTCCCCTCCCCTCTTTGTCCCCACCAAAAACATAAAAAGCCCTAATTTTACACTCGGAAAAGGAGAGAAAGCGGGCGCGCGTATATCGCCGCCCTTCTCTCTTCAATCATATTCAGGATAACAAATAAAAAGAAACGCAAAAATGGCAAGCAAAAACAGAAACAAAGTAACCACCCTGCAGCAGCTCCAAAATCGTAGTGAGGAACTGAAAGATGCAGGCTATGTAGCTGTTCGCCCGGATGCCTTTACGCCGCTTAAGAATGGTGGCGGTAAAGTCTTCTCCTGGAACGACTACGTTCACAGCATGCTCCTGACCACAGCCGGTATGTCGGCAAGCGGTGGCGACGCAAGCGGTTCTGCAGCACGACAGCAGGTTTCCACTATCTTTGCATCGTCTGGCGGCGAGAACATGGGTAAACCGAAGGACGTAGGTACCGAAGGCTTAGGCTTCATGGAATGGGGGATGGCAAACCGGCTACCAAACCTTATCTGGATGCTCTCCCGCATGTCGCCTTTTACGGCAGCCGGAGTTGATTACATCAAGAAGATACTGGTAGGTCGTGGTCCCTCACCAAAGTATCACTATACCCAGTATGTAGGCGGTAACATCACGGAGAAGTATATCCCCTACGAGAGTGCAGGCGTTCTGCTCCGAGGTCAGATAGCCGACCTGAAAGCCCAGGAAGAGGCAGCCGCCGAAGCCAAGCGCCAGAACGAGCAGCAGAGCCAGCAGCAGTCATCTCAGCAAGAGGAGCCTCCGTTCCCTGCGATTTCATCGCAGGTCTTATCCTCCGATGAAGAGGATAGTGAGGAAATGAAATCTCTGAAAGAAGCACTTCACAAATGGGAAGAAACCAATGCCCAGCTTCGTGATTTCATAGAGAACAACGACCTTATGCAGACCTTCCTCGATTTGGCAGGAGATATGGCTCTGATGTCACAATGCTTTGTAGAACTCCAGCTCAATCAGCGTTCCCTCGACGAGAACGGCAAGGCTGTTCCTACTGCCCAGTGGACCCCGAAGGTGATCGGTCTGAAGCATCGCAGCATCTTCACTACCCGACTGGAGCGTATGGACGAGAACTACCGAATAAACTATGCCTACGTCAGCAACCAATGGCTCGACCCAACCCAATACGTCGGTGTACAGAAAGAGGAAGACCGCAAGATAGCCGCTATCCCCTATCTCCCTACTACATCAGCCGTAAAGGATTTGCAGCGCAATATCCGTGAGGCACGTCAGAAGAACGTAAGCCGCAAGAAACGCCCTACCCGCTTCATCATGTCACCAAGAGATTTCGGCGGTCCATACTATGCCGATGCCCTCTGGCACTCCATCTTTGCCGGCAGCATCTTTGAATATGCCTTCACCATCGTAGATGACCGCCTCACCCGAAAGCGCAACAGCAACATCATCGGTCGTGTCATCTATATCCACCAGGACTATATCAGCAGGCTCTATCAGCAGCAGGGCGAGAAGAAAAAGAAAACCCAGGGTGAGATTCAGAACGAAATCTTTACCTCTATCAATACCTGGCTCTCTAACCCCGATAACGCAGGTCAGGCGCTCATCTCCTCTGCCTTCACGGGTAGCGACGGAAAGGAGCACAAGGCTTGGGAAATCGTGGAAATCGAAACCAAGGCAAATGATCAGGCGAATGCCGATAAGACCGAGTTGCAGGAAATAAGCAGCATCATCTTCTTTGCCATGGGTCTTGATGCAAAGCTCATCGGTAATACCCCTGGCGATACGGCATCCTCCGGCGGTACCGACCTGAGAGAGCGTTTCCTGGTTAAGCAAATCCAGTTTGCCCCCTTGCAGCAGTTGATGATACGCCCGCTTGAAGTCTTGAGCCGCTTCAACGATTGGGATGAGCACCTGGTATGGCAGATAGATAGGGAGGTTTTAACTACCCTCGATAACTCGAAGACCGGAGTGGCGAAACAAGAAGCCTCTTAAAGGTAAAAAAGTAAAAAGGTAAAAAGAACCTTAATCCCTTTGCGCCTCCGTTCCCAGCGATTCTATCGCTGGTCCGCATTTAATAACGTAAAAGCAAAAAGATATGATACTCTTTACGAATCAAGAACTCAGGCTCCATCTCCCCAGCAATGCCGTGGACGAGGTAGCCAACCTGCAGGGTATGCTCGACAACAGCGAGAAGGACTTCTTGAAGCCTCGCTTAGGAGCATCCCTATACGACCGTCTCTGCAAGCAATATGCGAGCATAGAACCTTTAATTTTCTGCGAAGCTGTTGGTGATGGTACCTACGTCAACGACCCATGGAATGAGCTTCTGCTTTATGCACAGCGCATGATTGTGAATGATGCGATGGCGCAGAACATCGAGAAGCAAGCCCTTTCTGTGAATGGATCCGGTATCAACGTAGCCTCCAGCAACGACTATGCCGTAGCCACCGACAAGCAGATTGCTCAAGGCAAGGAAAGCTACCGCCAGTCGGCTATGACCTCGCTCAATAACCTGCTTTCCCTCTTGGAGGGATGGGCAAAGGAAGTGAACACTCCTATGCCTATCGATACAGCGGGCGATGGTGCAGAAGGCAGCACCCCTTCAGATGGCAGTAACCAGGGTTCCTCATCTGAAGGAACAGATGAAGGAACCGATAGCGGCAAAGATGATGCAGCCGAAACCGAGAAGAAGCAGCATGAGGCGATAGAGGAAATCGTAACCCTCTGGCAGGAAAGTAAGTACTACTACTACCATCGTGATTTGCTTTTCCCTACCTGCGAGTCTTTGCAGCCGTATCTCGATATTTACGGCAACAGAGATAAGTTCGTCCGTCTCATCCCTGATATGCTTTTCATTCAGAGCGAATATCTGGAAGAAGCATTTGGCGAAGACTTCATTCCTCGTCTTCTGCAAGCCGATGAGAACGATAAGATGCTGAAGAAGGCACGCCAGCTTGTAGCCGCCTATCTCAAGGAGCGTACATCAGTTATCAACTTCGATAAGTTGACCCGCTCCACAGCGCACAATGATGCCATCACCGTAAGGGAAAGCATTCATCGGTTACTGAAGAAAGAGGAAGCCGAGAAGCAAGCCAAACTCGATGCAGCCAAAGCTGAGAGTGCTGCAGAAGGCAGTTCCTCATCATTTGCGACGAGTAACGCCTCCAGCGCTTCATCATCGGATAATAAAGGTGGCAGCGAAGGCTACGATAACAATCAGGAAGGTTCACGCATTTTCGTCACCCCAATCTTATGTTAAACATTAAAAAATAAGGTTTTATGGAATTACAAGAAATCATCAGTATCTTGAAGCCAGCTATCGGCGCAAGAATGATTACCCAGGAACAGAAGGATGCCTATGAGCAGGGATTGTCTCTACTGGAAGGTGCAAGTAACGCACGCTCATTTATTGAGGACTCACGTAAGTTTAAAGATTATCATCGCCGTACCCGACAGATGATAGCCTATCTCAACAGCTACAGCAACTCTCAAGCCAATGCTACATCATCTGCTACCGACAAGCGGCGTGTTGGCAGACCAACCAAAGAGGAACAGGCAGCCTATGCCGAACTTCAGAAAAAGAAAGCCCTGGAAGAGGCGAAGCAGTCTCTTTTCCCTAGCCTGAAACCGGACACCACTTTGCAGCCGCTCACCTACAACGGCATCGTAGCCAACCCAAACGGCGAAAGTATCGCTGCCACCATGCCAAACCTGATGCAGTTGCGTCCGTTCCTCTCTACCGCTCTTCAGGAGCAGGTGAACACCGTGCGTGACCTCCGTAGCGAGATGGCAAGCAAGGCAGAGCAGGCTAAGACCATGGCAGAAGCCAATGAGAAAGCCATCTCACAAGGCAAGAGCGCCATCTATACCGAGGATGAGATTGCCGCTCTCGCCACAAGAGCCGTAGAAATCGAAAGCGATATTCTTCCGGAAATCTTCCAGGCAGTAGATAGAGAGATGGGTGAGTGTTACCTGCGACTGAGCGAGAAGACAGGTGATCCTGAATACATCGCCTATGCAAAGAAAGCATTTACTATCGACCCTCAGACCCTCCGCACCCAGTTCAAGCCATTCTATGAGAAGGCGCAGTCTCGTGACCCTCATTTTGCCGAGCAGGTAGCCGAGAAGATAGCCAACGACCGTCCGGAAGTAAAGGCAGCCCGTGATGCAGCAGCCAAGCACAAGGCAGAAGCCGATGCCCGCATCAAGTATATTCTTCGGAAGGATAAGCCATCTACCCAGACGAGAGTGAAAGGCATCAAGGAGCGCATAGACCAACTTCGCCAGGATTACTCTGACATCGTGACCGAAGAGGAGCTGAAAGGCTATGAAGCTATTCTCACCAAAACTATAGAAGAAGCCAAAGAGGATCCCGAAGCATAATCCCCCTCTCGCCCCCGTTCCCAGCGATTCCATCGCTGGGTTCTTTTTTTATGTCCCCCATAATAAGAAAAAACCCCCTATCTTTGCCATATAAATAAAAAGAAAAAAGCAATGGCAAAGAATAAAGAAACCCCAGAACAGCGCACGCAGCGCTTTAAAACCCTTTGCGTCAATATCCTCGCCCAGAGCGGCAACTGCCAGGAATCCCAGCATGCCTTCAAAAGCACGCAGAGCATTCCGGATATGTGCGAGGCGTGGCGCAAGTACTGGCATGGCTTAATCACCGAGGTACCGCAGCAGGTAATCGATGCCTTCAAAGCCGTATATCCAGAGTTCAAGGCAGATATAAACCAGGGTGGCATCTTCTATAACGAGGATTCGCCTACCGGTACCGTCCTCGTAGGCGATACAGACGAGGAAATCCACCTCTACTCTTCCCGAAAGATATACGTCTTAGGCAAGGCGCACGTCATTCTCCATAATGCCGCTACCGCCCTGGTAATGAATGAAGGCTGCAAGGTAGAACTCCTGGATGGTAGCAAGGCAACCATCAAGGCAGGTTACGGCATCGCCCGAAACTATGCTCACCTGGTAACTTGCAACGAGGCAGAGAGCTACGACCAGAGCGTTGTCTTTATTACGGATGGTACTCTTCACGATCATGGGCATCAGAAAATCAATGCCTTTGGCACGGCAACCATCGATACCTTCACCAATCGCCTCATAGATTTGTACGATAACGCAAAAATAGAAATCAGAAAATGAACTCACATCTTACTATATTGATAAACGACAAGCCGGTAGCGCTCCCCGATGATTTCTCTATAGATATAGAGGATCAGAACCCTGTGTTCAACGATACGGAAATGTTCTCCTATCCTTTCTCTATTCCTCTCGACGGCAACCGCTGGTTGGTAAAGAATATAGAAGACGTGCATGCAGCGGTAAAAGCCGTAAACATGGAGCACCTGCCTACCCGCATTCATGCCGATGGATTGCCATTCCGCAGCGGTACCTTGGTCATGCAGGACGATGAGGAAATAACCAATTCACTCAGCATGAACATCGATGCCAGCACGCAGAGTTTCAGCGAGCTAATCAGCGATCTGCAATGCCGTGATATTCCTGTAAAGGACCAAATTATCATCGGAGAGAAAATCGGTAACGTGAGGGTGGATATAGAGAGCGACCCTGTGGTAAAGGTAAATGTTTTTGTTACCGGAGGTAAGCATAAGGATGACAAGACGGAAACCCATGAAATCAGAGCCCAACATGTAAGCGTAAGCAAGGTTCTCGAACCGCAGGCACTCGGTTTCTCTTATCCTGCAAATTGCGTGGAATGGACTACTACCGATACCCGGCACAAAAAAGGAGATGCTAAGATTATGTCAGAGCGTTCCTATCCCCAGAACCATATTGTAAATGAACCTGTCATCGCTAGTAACGGAAACTACATCAATACCGCAGCAGCCTATGGTGAAACCGATGGCGCAGGTAGAGCCGCATCTTATTGCAACGCACGTATTTGCTATAAACATCATGGTTTAGACGAAGAAGGGAAAAAAACTGATAGCGGCATTATCAGTATGAAGGATTGTACCTGGACGAATGAAGACCTTTATCCTTATTGGGTATTGGATGCCAAACGTCCGCAGTCGGGTATCTGCTTCTATGTGCTCTATTTCCTAGATTGCCTCTTTGCTTACTTAGGTGTAACTTTCGACAAGAAGGCATTGATGGAGATAGAGGATTTGAAGCACCTCTGTTTCTTCACGACCGTATGCAGCTACGATACTATTCAGCACCCTCATCATGGTACTTATTACAGCGAAACCGATGCCGAAGTCATCGCCAAGAAGAAGAAAGCTGGCGAAATCAAGACGGGTTATTTCCAAAGCCAGGAGCATATCAATTCATGGCTCGAAAGCCGTGGTTGCGGTGGAAAGATTAATATCGTGAAAGCCGAGGATAAGGACGTGCAGGAATTGACTCTTCGCACACCAGAAGGTACAACCGAGCATGTACAGGTAGGTGAAGTACGCGATGATGGCGGCAAGGTAACCGGTATCAGCATCGAAGCTAAAATCAGCAAGTTCAATGTTCAGGCAAACGTGCTTAATATGGTAGCCAACAGCGGCAATTTCCCTGATGAGAGTGTAAGCACTGTTATCTCTTCTCTTGAAAGCGCCTTCGGTATTAAGTTCTCGTACGATTATGAGCAGAAGAAGGTGACAGCTTATCTTACCCGTGATGTACTGCGAAAGAGTGGCGATAAGGCAAGAACATTTCATGCCAATATTCATTCAATGACTCCGATGACAGAGAAAATTACAGGTGTGCGTATGCGCTATTCTGCAGAGAGTGATGCAAAAGATCAGCGTCAGAATATACTCGATAGCAGCAGAAACAAGAACATGGGTTATTCTACCGATTACGACTACATCGATTATCCTGCGCCTGATAGTGGCGATAACTCCACCGTCTATAATCTCGACTACATCGATTTCTTCCATAATCTGAGTAGTGGAGATAAGCATTGTTATATCGACCGCAAGACGGGCAATGCTTACCGAGTAAAGGTAAATGGCGATGCAACCACTACAGCCGACTTGAAACCGGTACTCTTTGAGGTAGGTCAGTTTAAGGGTGTAGAATATGGAGATTGCAGCGATGAGAACGAAGATTTCATTCACGATATTTCGGTAGATTTTACTCCTGTTCCGTTTTGTGACGTGAACTATTTCAAAGAGATAGAAGCTGCTTATGGCTCTCACGAGGCAATCGACTCCTACAACGGCAAGAAATATGGTGTAACTATCGCTGACGGTCAGCCTATCCTCTGTGCTTATGTAGATGAGGATATGGAGCATGAGTTTGTGGAGCAGATTATCAATCAGACTATCTCTACTGCTTTCTGTGATTTCTACATGCAGCAGACACTATCACTCGTAGAAAGCTACGACCCGTCGAGCACCGATGATGGCAACTCTCCGTTGCAAGATGATTCACGCTGGAGATATGCGGTTGCTTTGATGCGAGGTGGTGGTAGCGATGCTACCCGTCAGTCTTACGATTATAATTACGACCACTTCGGAACGTCCAAATGGCGTACCGTATCTGGTAAGTATGCCCTGGCATGCGATTCACTGGATATGATGGGTAATGAATTTGACTATAATGGTATTCAGGAAGGAACGGGCGAAGGTGAAAAATTCTCACTCAAGATACGTGCTTTCAAGGAACCATCGTGGTTAAGTGATCCGAAGTATCAAAATGTAGTACTTTGTGATAAAGATGAGGTAGATAAAAATGGTAAGGTGGTTAAGAAGGTCCGTTCCCGCGGCTTATTTGATACCTTCATCATTCCCTACGCCTATTTCCTCTTAAACAGAAAGAAGTTTATGGTAAGATGCACCACCACCGTAGCGCAAGTGGCCGATATACCGAACCACTGGCAGGAATGGTGGAACATAGGCGGCATGAAATGCCTTATCGACAAGGTGAATACCACCATCGATGCCAAGACGGGCATGGGCGAGGTTGAGTTAACGGTATATGCTTTATAAAGGTAAAAAAGTAAAAAGGTAAAATATGTTTTATAACATAAAAATGAAATAAAAATGGATAAAAAGATATTGATTACCGGAACCGGTATTATTTCTGCCATGGGTAGAAATACAAGAGAAGTTGCCATGAACCTCTACAAGGGCAAATGCGGATTGCATCACGATGAAGACCGCTGGGCCTATATCTCTGATTTATGCGGCAAAGTTCCTAGCTGGAAAGAAGATTATCTGAGCATACTCACCCATGCGCAATACAAATGTATGCCTGCACATGGTTTTTTTGTGCTCGATGCCGTATTTGAAGCACTGAAGAAAGCAAAGGTCAGTAAGGAGTTTCTTGAAAACCATAATGTTTCACTTATCGTAAGCAACGACTCTGAATGTTATGAGAGTGCAGACTTGGTAAAGCATGTAAAATCTGATGCCGACAACCGGCAACTTCCGGTAACAACCCTCTTTAACACGCTCAATTCTGCTATCAGCATGAACCTGGCATCCATCCTTCATATTCATGGTTTATCGCTTACCGTAAGCGCAGCCTGTGCAGGAGGTGGCCATGCCATCGGCTTGGCTAAGATGTTGCTCGATAGCAAGCAGACAGAAATGGTAATCGTGATTGGCGCGCAGGAATGCGCATCTCGATATTGTATGGAGGCTTTCGATGCCCTCGGTGTCTTCTCACCCGATAACGTGCAGCCGTTTGGTAAAGGAAGAAACGGATTGGCACCATCAGGTGGTGCAGCCTGCATCATCCTCGAACCATCGGATAGTCTTCGATTGAAAGAAGAGAAGGTGCTTTCCTTCGCTTCTCTTTCCGGTTATGGTTTCTCTTCTAACGGAAAGGCTATCACTACCCCTGATAGCTATCAGGAAGAAGTATCTATGCTGAAAGCTATCGAGAACGCAGGTTTGGACGAAGGTATGATAGACGTAGTACTTGCTCATGCTACGGGTACACCGATGGGCGATGAAGCCGAGGCGAAGGCAATAGAGAGAATTTTCCCTATCTGTCCGAACGTAGTAGCTACAAAAGGTATGACGGGTCACGAGTGTTGGATGGCAGGTGTATCGCAAGCCGTGCAAGCCGTAGCGATGTTTGCTTATGGCCGTCTGTTCCATGCAGCCACCACCGAGGAGAATGCTTTCCCTCATCTTAACCTGGTAATGCGCCCTAAGTGGTACTCCCCTCACCATATTCTCTGTAATGCCTTCGGCTTCGGTGGCACCAACTCATCATTTATTATTTCAAAAGCTTTTTAAAGGTAAAAGGGTAAAAAGGTAAAAAGGTAAAAAAAATAGTATGAAAAAAGAAGAAATAACATCTCGCATTATCACTATCGTGAACAGCGTGAAAACTGAATGGGTAAAACACGAAGTTACCCCTGCCTCTAATATCAGAGACGAGGTAGAATTGGAGTCTATTGATTTCCTCGATATGATTCAGCAGGTGGAAATGATGTTCCACATCAAGATTACTCCGGAAGAGGCGAAAGATTGCAAGCTCGTTTCTGATGTAGTCAATCTTGTGATTTTAAAAGTAAAAAAGTAAAAAGGTAAAAAGGTAAAAAAAATAGTAAAAGGCAAAAGAGCGGTTAAGGTTCTTTTTACCTTTTTACTCTTTTACCTTTTTACCCTTAAAAAAAGAATAACTATGGCACTGAAAATCAATCTCACATCGGGTTCGGTCTTTGCCGGAAACCCGATAACCTTTACCATCACCCCTTCCGTGGCTACAAAACCATCCTTCCATCGGGTCATCGTGGAAGTGCATTTTGATAATGGTACGGGCAGTTACGAAACCAATAAGCTCACCATCCCTGTTACCACCGAGGGAAGAGATGTTTCGCTCGATATATCCTCTGCTCTCCGCATTACGCTGGATAGCTACAAGTATACTGCTACCCCATCTACCTATCCTGTAGTAAGCTGGTATATCAAAGCCTACGATGAGTATATGGATAACAACGGCGAGGTCCATACCGGTGTAGGCGAAGTCTATTATCCTGCCGATGGCTCGAAGAATGGAGGAAGTACTAACCTCCGCTGCATAGCCGGAGCCTTCAGCGATATAGAACGATTGAAATCGGGCGTAACGAAGGCTGTCACCCTTCTCTCCTGCAAGCCGACTGATACCCACGAAATAGCCGTCGTAGGTGAGAGCTTTGTTTATCCTGTCTCCTATAGCGCAGGGCAGAACTTAGCTACCAGCAGCTCACTGACCGCCCCTGTATCTAGGGAGCAGGAAATTACGAAAGAGGGTGCGCAGAGCATTCATGGGCACCCTATCTATGCCCTGCCTTCCTCTGAAGCTGAAGACCGTACCACCTTCCGTTTCATTAACCGCTTCGGTTGCCTGGAGAGTATCAGTGTTCCGAAATCCTATTCTCAGAAGATGAGTGTCGAGAGCACGCAATATACGAAAGCTATTCAGGAAACCTTCAATGAGTTCTCCCGTTCGGCTATTCATAAGCAGAATGATCGTGAAAGTTGGCTCTATCAGAGTGACCCGCTCACCAAGGCATGGCAGCAGTGGTATCTCCATGAGTTCCTGATGTCTGGGCACGTATGGCTGAAAGCGAATGATACCTGGCTTCCTTGTATCATCAATCTTGAAGACGAGATAACCATCAAGGACGAAACCAACAAGAATATGTATTCCGTTTCCTTTTCCGCCACTCTAGGTATCAACGGCGACCCTTTCGCCTCCATCTAGCCTAGCGCGAGCTGCGTGTCTCCCTCTCGCCTCCGTTCCCAGCGATTCCATCGCTGGGTTTTTTGTCCCAACTAAAAAATCGAAAACCTTTATCTTTGCCTTATAAATAAATAAAAATCCAAACAATAAAAATGGCAACAGAAGCAAAAAGTACAAACTATTGGATCTCGAGCACTGCTCTATATATCCAGCTCAATGCGATGGGAGAGCCTGACTACATCCAGTGTAGTGTAGTATCGGGTGCTTCCGTTCTCTGCTATATGAGCGATGTGCCCGGCTTGGGCTATGATGCCGGTCACAACTATCAGCGCTGGACGCTTGCTGCCTACCCTTCTATCTTTCCTGATAGCGAACGGAAGTATGTGTATATCGCCATTCCCCGACAGTCTACCACCGATAATAACCAGGCTACCGTCGTGTTCCCTGGTCAGAAGATAGATATTTACGGAAAGGCTATAACTGCTTCAGGAACTTGGGGCGAACAGATAGGTAATGAGGCCTACTACTATATCTTTACAGGCGGTATCATATCTGCTGTAAAGACCGATGCCGACAATACCAGAAAGCGAGAATGGGAACAGCATTTTGAATGTGGCAAACTGGCTACCGACGAGGCAATAGCCAGCGGTGGTGAAGGCGCATGGTGGCGGTATAATTCCGTATCAGATACCATCACCTTTCTGAAGGAAATTCTGAAGGCAACTTTCAGTGAATTGTCGGCAAAGGTAGCCCGTGTAACCAGTCTTTTCTTAGGTGGGCATGAACTGAAGGGCGTTGCTGACAGTAACGGCACTCTGGAAACAAGCGATGATACCGTAGTTACCCCTCATTATCTCGGTCAGTTCGGTGTAAAGCATTTCCTTGCCAAGGATAAGGATGATACGGCTGCAGGATTAATCACCTTCCTGAAAGGCTTGCGTTTAGGTAAATCGACCAAATACTACATAGATGCCGACGGAAACGTAACCATCAACCTTCTGAACTCTGCCGATTACGATGATGCTATGCAGTCGGGTTTCGGCTTCTATAAGCGCAAGGACGGAAAGTACGGACTGAATGTTACCGACCTAAGCGTATGGGGTAAAGCATACTTCAATAACCTTACTATCCGTGAGCTGACCTATGTAGGCGGCAACCTTGTCTTCTCTCCTTCTGCCGGAAAGATATTTGAGGTAAGAGAGATAACCGATGCTCAAGGCGAAGTGACAGGCTGGAAGTGTTATCTCCTGGCAGATGATGGTACGACCGCTACCACGAACATGTGGGAGAAGTATGACCAGGTAAAATGCGAAACCTTCAATATCCAGGCGGGTGTATACGAGCATGTAAGTAACAAGTACTACTGGCGACTTGTAACGGATGTATCTACCGAGAACGAGGTGATAACCGATGCAGAAGGCAATGTACTCTATGATGGTAAGAAGTATGCGTGGATCATCATCTCTGCCATTGATAAGGATATTGGCAGCGATACCCCTGCTGCAGGAGATACCATCGTGCTGGAGGGTAATAGAACGAACACCGACCGAATGAGTTTCGTTATCAAAGAAACCTATGGTGACAATGCTCCTAGAGAAGTAGGCTATACCAACGTACATAGCTATACACTCGGTGATAACAATTTAGTCTACGAGATAAGCCCGAAGAAGGTGCGGTTCTATACTAAGTACTACGAGCAAGTTAATGTAGACGGAAGTATTGTTAAGACCATAAACTATCGTGGTGATTGGAAACAAGGCGATACCTACACGTACTACGACCAAGTGACGCACAACGGAACAACTTGGCTCTGTGTTGCGCCCGAAGGCACAAATGTAACGAGTGAACCTGCAAGGGATAATGTTTTCTGGAAGGCGCAGAATGCCATACTTGATGCTACACTCAATATCACGCAGAGCACAGGAGAATGGATAGACAAGGGAGAGACAAACCATGTAGAATGTTCCGTGATACGTGGTTTTGAGGATATAACAGCCCAAGTTACATCGTGGAACATCGTGCGTGATAGTGGTGATGCTGTCAATGATGCGGCTTGGCAGAATAAAGATAAGGTCAAGAACTTTGATGGAACGATAGATATAGCGTGGACGGACGATGAAGATGACATCGGTGATTCTACTAGCTGTATCTTCACCATCACTGCTTTTTGGGGTAATAAAGTTGAATTAGCAAAAGGAACAATAAGCGTATGATGTATGTAATATTAGACAAGGTGCAGGCTTTGGGTCTCGGATTCAACCTGCACACCCACATCACTGCTCACGGCAAGATGATACTCAATGAGAAGGAAATCCTGATGAGCAACAATATTCAAGGTGATACCTTGGATGAGCGTGTTAAGAATATCGGTGGCAAGGCTATGACCGAGCAAGAGTTGGAACAATTTAAAAAGGAATAAAGATGGCAACAAATAATTATTCAGCACAAGGTTGTATACCTGTACGAAGAGTTCGTAACAACGATTCTTTGTCAATCTCAATAGAGAGTACACAGCCTCTATTTCAAGGTGTGGATGCCAACAATGACAATGCTACACCATTTCCAAACTGGGAGACTGACGATGCGGCTCGACCTATCCTTACTCCTGTGGTTAAGAGTGCGAAAGGCAATATTGTATCTCTCAGCAACCATAATTGGAAGTATGGTGATACTCTGCTTGTGTTTAGCGGAAGTACGAGCGGTACGTTTCAGCTTACAGGAGATGGTAAGTTCGGTATGGATGCTAACGGACGATTGAAGATATTCAAGAACCTTGCATCAAGCAGCTCTACCAGTTCTGATACACTCACGTATAACGGAACTGCAAAGATTGGTGACAGCAGCACTCAGGACGTTAGCGGATTCGTCACTATTCTCATCCAACCTATGGGCAACAACTCATACATGGGATGGATAACCGCAAACCGCTCGATACTGACAGATGCGCCGAATGAGGACACAGCTACACTCTCGGCAAGGTTGTGGCTATCCACCACGGAACTTACCGACTTCTCTGTCAAGTGGAAGAAGTCGGCAGGAGAAGTACTTGGAAGTGATAAGACCCTCACGGTTACTCGTGACATGGTGAACGGCTCTACCCTCATTACTTGCGAGTTCTACCACAAAGATGCTCAGAATGTTTGTTTCAGAGCTGGTAAGGTGATGACCGATAACGCAGACGAATACGTAATTGTCGGGGAAGTATCAAATCTCATAGGCGATAAGGCTGCAACGATAACAGGACGGATCAAGAACACAAGAACGAATACAATCGTAAATTCAGCAAATGTTTCGTGGAACGCTAAAGCCTACAAGGACAATAATGAGCCTATCAAGGAAGTAAATTCTAACGTTATCACAATCACAAAATCTGAGAGTGATTATGGCGGCACAGAGCATGATGCTTATGTTCTGTTTACGGCAACTTGGTAAAATAGGAGGAAAAACTATGGCAACAAACAGCGCAGTAAGAATAAGAAGGGCATTTGCACCACTCAATACGGCAAAATCAATCGTATGTGTGTCGGGCGGCTCTCCTACCACGCAGGTGTATAACGTGGCTAACAGCAGCTTTGAGCCGAACCGAGCCAACATACCTTGTGTTCTGCACCCAGACATCACAGCTTACGCAAGCGATGGAACGTGGAAGTATCAGCAAGCAAATGCGGTACTTGCCAACATGGTGTGGCTTGTCAACGGCGAGGATATAAGCAATGTATGGGCTGCATCGGATTACTCAATTAATCAGGATGGTGCTACACGTGGAGACCTTACCATATTCCGTAATGTAGCAGTAGCTGAACGATTTGCATTGAGATTCAAGGCAGACATCGTAGATTATCGAACCAACGTCAATGTTCCTATCCTTACAGATGAGGTAGTTCTGAACACGGTTGCAAAGAGCGATGATGCCTATTCAATGGCTATTGATGATGATGAGACTATCATCTACAACCCAATGACAGACAGATTGCTTCTGTATGACTACAAGGTGGCTCATGGAATGATAGCGGCATCTGATGCTGTAATGAACGCTTGCATTGACGAAAAGGCTTATTTCAGAAATATTCCTCTTCATATCTACAAGGGAGCAAAGAGTATCACTTCTGGCTACACTATCAAGCTCTACAAGATGAGCGATTCTTCGATGACACAGATAAGCATAGGAATGAATGAGGTGGTAGCAATCAACCCAAGTCACATCACACTTGATTTAAGACTGATTGATTCGGCATCATACGTAATTAGGGCATTTGTTGGCGATACGGAAGTATGCAACAAGCAAATATCTGTCTCCCGAACCTATCCGAAGTATAGCGTATCGGCAGGACAGGACGTAGACATATCTCCTGGAGTTGACAACCGACAGCAGATTGCTCTAGTTAATTCAGAGGGTAACATCGTGGAATGCCCTGCCAACGTCCTCAAACTCAATTGGAGCACTATTGCCGAAAATGGCGGTGCTACAACTACAAGGCAATGGCAAGAGGGCGATACGGCAATCTTCAATATCTCTGATACTGGTTTAGGCGAAACTGCTGATGATGAGTTGGAGATAAGATGTGATGCTGAATACAAGCCGAGCTTCGACTTCTTCTCTGATGGTTCTGAACCCCTCGTTGATGAGAACGGAGAATACTTAATTGGTAACTGATTTAGTAACATAAAAATAGCAAAATATGAAAAATCTTGCAACAGTAGCAGCGGTATCATCAATGGTTAAGGGTGATACCTTATTGATAGAGGTTGGCGGCTCGCTCAGACGTATCAAGCTGTCTGATTTAGCTAACTCTATTCAGACTAACCAACTTGACTTGGCATTGATAGCGTGGGGAATACCTATCAAACAAGATGAAGATAGTCAGAATTGGGGTAGAATAGGCAACCTATCCTTATGGGAAGAGTACAAAAGGTCTATCGGTCGCTATCTTGTGAAGACAGGAGGTGAGAAGATGGCTAAGTTATCCACAATCAATAGTTCGATTTTTGCGGATGGTACGACCGTTGACGAAACGAAAGGTGATGTGTTCGTAGTAGCTCCACGCCTTTATTTTGTCGTTAAGTATGATGCATCAATGGGATGCAATGTTGTATGGCAGTCACAATATCCTATTGGTGGCTATTATATCGAGCATCCGATGATTGGTGCATACATGGGTAGTGTTGCTGGTAATGCTCTTCATTCTCGTAGCGGTAAGAACATTGATACATCAGGAAGCAGAACTATCCGTGATTTCTGGAATCTCGCTAGAAACAATGGTAAGGATTATGGTATCACTTGCTACGAGCATGGTCAATGGGGAATGATGACAAACTTATCCGAGTATGGCAATCCTAACGTACAAGCTAATATAGGAAATGGTGTTGGCGGTGAAGGTGAATGGGCAGACAACTGGGGTGAAGCTTCTCAGTTGAAGACGGGTGCAACAATATCACTTGGAGATAGTTGCGGTAAGATACCTATCACGTTAACTAATGTATCGAATGCTTGTCGTGTATCTTTCTTTGGTGTCGAGGACTGGTACAATTGGCAATGGGAAATGAGACAAGGCATCTATTTCGGAAACGTAAACAACTCAGGACAGACTGGACTAGAGGCGTTTATTTACGAAGGTAATCGACTGCCGACCGATGCGGAACTTATTAGCCATCCTACAGGAACATATCGTACTATTCAGCGATTGGGAAGTCCAGAAACATGGATAGCAAAGATGGCGATTGGTGAACATTTCGACCTCATACCTTCACAAGGTGGCGGCGGCTCTGGTAGTCGTTGGGGCGACAAGTATTGGTGCTACGACAGCACTAGTAAGCCTGCAGGACAGCTCTGTATCTGGGGTGGCGCTTCCTACTACCGGTCGCGCTGCGGTCTCGGTTGCGTCTTTTCGGGTGACGCTTTCGATTCCCGCTGGACGGCTGGCGGGGCTCGTCTCGCTTATTATGGCGCATTACCGAAAATCGTAAACGGAGCTGACCTTTAGGGTCAGCAGCACCAAAAAACGCAAGCAAGCTATGGCAAGCAAGGCAATTAAAAACCGAGCGAGCCGTAGCGAGCGAGCATAAGAGTTAAATAATTAAATTATTAACATTCACATAAATTCGCAAACAACTCGCATAAAAGGTGGAACGAAACATAAGCTCTGTATCTGGGGTGGCAATTCCAACAACCAGTCGCACAGCGGTCTCGGTTGCGTCAATTCGAATAACGCTTTCGATAACCGCTGGACGAATGACGGGGCTCGTCTAACTTATAAAATCAATCAAGGCAGAAAAGTAGTCTCTCCTATAGAGAGAAACCATTTTCGATTGAGTTTCGTGAACCTTGGCGGTCTTTAGTGGACTGCCAAAACATATACGCAGAAAGGTCAGTATTAAATTACAGACAAGCTAGGTGATGTAGCCATGCAGCCAGTATGGAGAAAAGCCTAGGGCGAGGAAAAATAAGCGACTCTTTGAAATAATGACAAAGAAAGCAAGGCATCTTATTGACAAGGTGATAAAGATGGAAACTTTATTGCAAGGTGCAAATGATGCAACAAGTGTGGTAAAAGATAAGGAAGCTTGGTACGTGAAGCAGTTTCTTAAAAATGAGACTGCAAATCTCGAAAAGATTCAAAGTATGATAATTTTGCGAGAATATCCTACGAAGCCTTATCGTCCTAGGGTTCTTCACGCAAAGGATAAGGACAGAGTGATATATCCACAACACTTCATGCCTTGGAATATCCTCTATCATGCCATTAAGGTAGTGTTCGAGCCTATAGTTGAGAAGATTCTGATATACGATTCTTCGGCAGGAAGAAAGGGTAAGGGTCAAGTATTCGCAGCTTTGAGAACCCAACAGCTATTGCGTAAGCATCCTAATCTTCATTACGTAGTAAAGCTAGATATAAGGAAGTTCTATCCGTCTTTGCCTCACAAGGTTGTAATGAATGCGTTGAGAAGGTACATTGATGATGACCTATTCTTAGAACTAATAGAGAAGACGGTTTTAGACTATGAATCGGATATTGAGCCTTTGTTGCTGGAAGAAGATGCAAAGAAACGTACAACGTGTCCGTGGGCATCACAAACACCAGTAGCATATATCGGTGAGAAACGAGGTATAACACTAGGTAACTGCATCAATCAGATAATCGGCAATCTCGTACTTTCAGAAGTCGACAGATATGCCAAGCAGAAATTGCACATAGAGTTTTATCATAGGCATTGCGATGATATAGTTGCGATAGTTAGAACCAAGGAAGAAGCCAATGAGTTATTGAGGTGCTTTGATGATATTCTTAGTCGTATGGGAATGGTAGTGAAATGTAGCAGCTATATTGCACCATTGATGGATGAGAGTAAGCTGATAGATGGTCGCAGCATCGACTTTGTGGGATATGTATTTTCCCGTAAAAACATGAGAATGCGTAAGCGTACTAAACTCAACATGGTGAAAAGCTTTCATGGAGTAAAGAGCCGCAAAAGAAGGAAAGAGTTGTATGCTTCCTATTGGGGAATAGCTAAATGGGGAAAATGTACGAATTTATGGAATACGATATTAAAGGAGAATGACATGAGTTTTAAAGAACATGGAATTACTACAAGTCAAGTAAATGTGGATAAAGATGGTAAGCGTGTCTTTGACGTACAGGAAAAGAAACTTGCAGAGTTGGCACAGACACATGTACCGATAATCATTCACGATTTCGAGGATAATGTGACGATAGCCAATAAGAGTGGTCGCTGTTGGGTGATGTTTTCTTTCAAGGATGATGCTAATAGTGAGAAATATAAGTTCTGTACTACAAGCAAGCGCATCATTGAAAAACTTAATTTGGGAATGCAACAAAACATCTACCCATTGGAAACTTTCGCATCTATAGTCTTCCTTCGTGGTGGTAACTTTACTTACGACTTGGATTAAACAGGATTGTTAAACATTAAAAATAAAGACAGATATGAAAACATATTTTGATTTGGTTGGCGAAGCTCCAAAGGAGAACGTTTCAGTTACGGTTAGTAGTGATTGGATGCGTGTTACTTACGACTACGTGAAGTCCGAGCCTAAGAATGATAGTGAAGGTAATGTAGTTGTTGGTGATAATGCGTATAGTGCCGAATACATCGAGCTTCGTGGCGGCATCCGTAGCTATGATGCAATCGCGTCTGCAATCATCGAAGACAAGTACCCTTCAGACAAGATGGATGCCATTCGCCTTAACTTCGAGTTGGCTCATAATAGTGCCGTGGCATCAATTTCCTTGGATGATAGCAAGCGTGAGGAGTATATTGCAGAGTATAAGGCGATGCAAGAGTGGCGCATCCACGCAAAGGAAATTGCTAGAAAGGCAGTTGAGATAATTGACGCTAACGTATAAAAAGAAAGGAGGTATACTATGGCTGGACATAGTGCGCAAGGTGTTGTAAAGGTAGGCAGAAAGCCAAAAACAGCTAGTGAGAAGGAGATTGTCCGTCTCATTACTGCAACGAATGAGAGTACGCCTATCGGGAACTTTACTCAGTTGGTTAAGGACATGACGGCGGCTGGTATTGTAATCGGTTCGGATAGTGTTGCTATCAAGGCGAAGCAGACGAGCGTTATTGGTAGTGATGGCAGCACCATTGCCCTCTTTGATACCGAAGGCAAGAAGCTCAATGCTAACCTGATTGATGCTGATAAAATCGAGGTTAAGCATCTTTGGGCGAAGTCTGAGGATGGAAATACCAAGGTAGGTTATTTCGGCAACTACGAGATTGACGCGTGCAAGGTGAATAATGCCAATGCTCCGTTGTTTGTTGGTGCTGATACGGCAGCTAAATCTCCATTCTATGTTACCAATGAAGGGCACATGGTATCTACAAGTGCCACGCTTGGCTGTTTTTTGTTGGATAAAACGAGTCTCAGATATATATCTGGATACGATGATGAGGAGCCTGGTTTTGCCTTATACAATAACTATATGCTATTTCGTGGATATAGCAGAACTTTAAATCCAGATACGCATACATGGAAATCGGAAAGAAAAAGGACGGTTTGGCTTGGTGAGTATCGGACTACTTACCAGTTACCAGCATTATTGAGTAATCTTTTAATAGATGATAGCTTTTCCGTAGATGGTGATACTCTGAAGTCTGGTATACGCATTTCTGTAACAGGGTGCGATGATTCTCAGCAGTACAATAATCCTGTATATAATATTAATAATGCAGTGTATGGTAACTTTGCAATATATGCAGAACATGGCATGTATGGAGGATTTAGACCGATGACCAGGAAAATAGACAGAAGTATGGAGTTGACGGATATGGATTGTTTCGTTATAGTAACCAAAGGCGTAACTATTACACTTCCAGCGAAACCTCAGAGAGGTCAATATTATAAGTTTATCCAAACTGGTGACAACTTTTTTATTAAATCACCACTTAATAATATGTTTGGGTACGGAGTTTGTAGAAATAGCTTCACTTCGGGTGCACTCAATCAGACAACAGAATTAATATATAATGGTAGTAATTGGTACGTAAATTGGTTTATAGGGAGATAGCAATATAATTATTAAAAAGTAAAAAATATGAAAAAGAATTTCAATGTTCCTTTCAAGAATTGGAAGGGTGAGGTGATAGTATCACCAGTTAAGAACGAGAACGGAGAGGAAATCTACAAGCCACAGATTATGGGCGATATTGTAGGAAAGGTACTCTTCGAGGTGATAGACAATCAGAGTATTCAGCTATCTGGCGAAGAAAAGCTGCGTGCTTATCGGGTAGCCTGCAAGATAGGAAAGGATGCCGAAAACGTAGACATCGAAGCTGAGGACATCATCCTTATCAAGAAGATACTCTGCCCTGTCATGGCTGTAGGTGGTTATGGTCAGATTGTTGATTTACTAGAAGGATAATCGCTTAAAGGTAAAAATGTAAAAAGAGCCTTAACCGCCTTTGGCTCACCGTTCCCAGCGATTCCATCGCTGGTCCCCAAAGAAAAAAAGCCCTGCTATCCATCGCGGACGGCAGGGCTTCATCGTTTTTTAATACTTTTTTAAAGATTATAACACCGCAGCCTTTTTTATGGGCAGCGGATTTTCGGGTGCAAAGATACGAAGAAAAACCGAGAAATTCGGAGAAAATCAGAGAAAAGCCGAGAAAATCAGAGAAAAACGAAAAAAAACGGAGAATTATCTGTAAATTTTCGGGCATATCTGTAAGAATTATCTGTAAATCTTTGATAAAAAATCATACAGATAATGGTAGCTACCGTTGGGAATCATATAGATAATGTCCCATGTTTCACGCAGCCTTTTTGTACCTTTGCTTATGAGAAAACCCGGAGCATGATTCCGAGAGATTTCCGGACGGAATTTTGGCTTGTAGAAGGAACACTAATCCCGAAACAATCCCGAAACATTCCCGAAACAATACCGAAAGACAGATAGGAGCCGTTTTCTAGAAAACTCATCCATCATCTTACCGGTCCTTTTCCGGCTTTTCATAGAGCAGGAAAGCAGAATGTTTCACGCCCTGTTGAAATCTCTCCCACAACAACCCCGTCTCAGTCTCAAGAACTGTTTTTATTGTACTTTTAAACACTTAAAAAGTTATGGCAAAAGTAAAATTTGCGCCTGATGTGGAGAGCATTTCAGGCAAGCTCTGCTCAAGAAGCGGAGTTATTTACGCTGTCAACAAGCAGACGGGCATCACTCACCGATTGGAGCGTCACGAGTTCACCGATGCTAACACCGAGGCACAGCAGGCGGTTCGCAAGACTTTCCTGTCGAAAGGCAAGTTTGCCGCCGCATGGTGGAAGGCCAACAAGCCATCTACAGAGAAGCCTAAGGGCAGCGAGCATTACCTGCTTGTGATGAAGGCCTACAAGGGTCAGCACAAGATAGGCAATCCTTACAGCTATCTGTGCTCTCTCGTAACCGAAGATCTGAAGGTGAAGCTGGGCGATCTCGACATCACGGGCAGCGTATCTGCTCCTTCTGTCGGAGGCGGATCATCGGCTGGCAGCGGCACAACGGGCAGCGGCACCACCGGAGGTGGCGGAACAGACGGCGACGGCGATGCTTAACCCTTTTAAAGGTAAAAGGGTAAAAAGGTAAAAAGGTGAAAAGAACTTTACCCCTTTTTGCCCCCGTCCCCAGCGATTCTATCGCTGGTCCTAAAAGAAAAGAGCCTGGCAGGAGTCCCTATCTCCCACTAGGCTCTTTTTACCTTTTTACCTTTATCGCTTCGCGTCTTCCCTATTTTTAAACCATATAGACGAAAGATAGCCGTTCTCGCAGCTATACAGCTTAATCTCTATACCAGAAAGGTTCGTATAATAGAAGATGGCCACATGGTTCTCTACCAGATAACCATTGATCGTAACCTTTCCGTTCTTCGTAGAATAGGTGGTAGTGAAGTCCTTCTCACCCTCTATTACCATGTGCATGGTGCCATCCTCATTAAACGTCATGGAACCCATGCAACCCATGCAATCCCTCTTCTTTCCATCTTTTGTCATATTTACGACGCAATACCAGGTACCCCTCAGCGCCGCATCATGGCTCGTCTCATCCGAAATATCATCCATCGATTTTCCGCATCTCATCTGGCATTCATTGCCGTTGGCGAAGGTGCCCACAATCAGCGGTCTCATATCGATGCTTACCGATTCCCTGCTACCCGTAAGCTTGTTGCTCTCCTGCAGATGCACCCCCGAGATAGTCTCGTTCAGCAGATTCTTGATATTGAAGCTTTCAGGCGTTCCCACCTCGAAGCGGGTAGTAAGCCTGTCACCATCCATCTGCCAGTAGCCGAAGGCAGTGTTAGGCTCTCCGAAGAGACCGCCCGATGACCAGCTTCCTTCGCCCTCATAGTAAACCATGTGGTTCTTGTAGTAAGAATAAGTACCGCTGGTGCTGTTGATGGTCCACTCATTTCCGGCAAGATATTCTTTCACCTTAGCCGCATTCTTCTCGCTCTCGTCCCCGCTACTGCTGCAAGCCGCCAGCGAAGCCGTAATCATCCCCATGGCCGCCACCGCAAGGATAGCCATCATGGAACGTTTCATCTTCATTAAAAAGTTCTTTTTCATTTTCATTCCGTTTAAAGTGTTATACATTATTTATCATTCGATATTCATCCTTCTTCGGGCAGCAGCACCACTCCCACCCTTACTTTCTTGCCGCAGTGAGGGCAGAAGGTAGAAGTCTGAATCATCTGCTGCTGCTGATTTTCGCCTCCGTTCTCAGCGTTTTCAACGTTTGTCCAGTCAACGCCGCCCCCGCTATTGCCGCCTATCACGTCCGGCACTCTGCCTGCAATCTGCTTCATCGCATCCATACCCAGCGGTTTTATATTCTTTTCTATCTCCTCCTCCATTTCCTTCTTCTTTCTCTCCGCCTCTTCTGCCTCTTCTGTAGGGTCGGGATAGAAGAGGTCGGTGATGTCGCAGCCGATGCCTTCGGCTACTTGGAAGAGTTTAGAGATGGTAGGATTGCCGTTTATGATCGGACTCATGTTCTGAGTAAGCAATCCGGTTCTCTTGCAAAGTTCAACCTGCGTCATGTGATGTTCACGCAAGGCTCTTTTTATATCCAGCTTCTTCATAATCTTTATCTGATATATTATTGTTCGGATGCAAAAGTATAACAAAATATTGATTTACGCAATTTTTTTGGCGAAAAATTACTTATAAAATGGAATTTTCTTGGAAAATGTTTGGTAGTTCCGATAAAACTCCGTATCTTTGCACCGTCTAAAAAATAAAAAAACGGAAATAGAGTGTATAGTATCGAAGCACATGAGGTGTCTCTGATACAGAGGCTGCGTATAGATATATGGCAGTACGAACTCCCCTGCTTGCGATGTAATGTCGCTGGCGTGGTAAGCTCTTATACACTCGAGCGTTTTTTACCATTAGACAAGGGGTTAAGGACGTACTGCCTCTTTATATATAAATATGTGCGTCAATGTCTAACAAAAAATTAGTAGTGTAAAAATGAAAGAAACAACCATTACCCTACCAATGGGTAAAGCTGACCTCCAAGAGGCAGCTACGGCAGTAATCGAGCAGCTTGCCACTGCACCACCCGATACCGGGAGCATGAGTCAAGAACAGTCCATATCCTATAATATGGGCTTGAGTATTCTTTTTGCGTGTTTGCGCTCCACTTTTGTGCAAGCATGAAGTTTCACCTTTTAAAAAGATTAAGATTATGATTCAGCTAACAAAACAGAGTAGTGATAGTGAGATTAAGGCTTATTTTATCCAAGTGTTAAATCTTTCAAGAAGTAAAGAAGAGTTTCCAGTGAATTTGGATGAGGTCTGGCCGTTGGTGTATTCACGTAGAGACAAGGCGATCCGTGCGCTTCGTTGTGGTGAAATATTCATGGAAGGCATTGATTATCAAGTTTTCCCCCCAAATGGGGAAAAGTCTGATACTTTTTCCCATTTGGGGGGAAAAGTCCAAAATGGAAATAAAAATGAAAATCCGAAAGGTGGTTTAAACGTAATGGGTCGCCCGCAGAATACTTACATGCTTAGTGTCCCATGCCTTGAATATCTCATCGCTCGCAAGGTTCGTCCGGTATTCGAGGTTTACCGACAGGTATTCCATAAGGTGGCAGGAGGCGGCATTAGTCTCGGCAACCAGGTATTTCAGTCGGTACCTATGAGCCTGGAGGAGACCCTTGCACCTTTGGCTCGCTACAACGCAATGATAGAAGATCGCTTTGATATTGTAAGAGGCGCGTTAACTAATGCCGGCATAGAGGATGGAGGCGTAAATGAGCATGGCTCATTGACTTATGCCGCTAATGCTTGCCGTACCGAATATAAAGCTTATCGAAACTACATAAGTCAGCTGGTATATGTAGAGACCGCTTTCAAACTGGAAGGCCCCACTGCCTTTTCGCTGTATGATTATTAATCGGAAGAATAGGAAGAATATAAGCTGCACGCCATGAAAGCATCGGCTATTTCAAGCTGCACGCCCTGAAAGGGCAGAAGCTCCTAGCCCAGGGCATCGCCCTGGGTATAGGCGTGCGGTTTCCACTGCCCTGTAAGGGCAAAAGCCTTACGTAAACTACTAAAACGAATTATTTATTTTCTCCTCTAACTGTTTGTTTTTTAAATAGTTATCTCTCAAACTTTAGGTATCAGTATCGTTTCCCCGCTACACCGGCTTTGCACGGCATGGCCTAGCGGAGAAATTAAATAATTAATATTTAGAGCGATACATTTGTGCGGTCTATCCTGAGAACTTTGATTCGCAAGGAAGACTGCGCCGCCACACTGGTATGTTGACGCACTGCCCGCCTGCCTGGATTCGTCAGGAACTATGCGGACGGCCCCCCGGCAGGGTGGAGGGGATCGTCCGCCCTGGCTGGCTCGCCGCCCTACCCTCACCACCTGACAGAGGGGAAGAGGACGGGGCCGAGGCGGGCAGGATGACCGACAGCCCGAGGCGCTGCCCTGTCGCTGTCGATCGGTGGCGAGGTGTGGCGATGGCTTCGCCCAGAAGCGGACGAGGTGGCCGCCCTTCCTCTCGTCCTGGTTGCTGGTGCGATGGCGGCGGCATCCTTCGCCCTGGTTCTCTCTCTTCCCTCCCTTCTGTATGTTTTTGTTTTTCCTCTATATATAATAAGGTATATATAATAATATAATAGCTACCATTTATTTGTAATCATATAATAGTATGTATTTTGTAAAGATACTATCATATTATTGTAAATAAAGGTTAAAAACACTATCTTTTAAGTATTTTCTTTGCAAAATATTTGGCGATTCAATATTTTATTATTACCTTTGCAAACGTAAAACAGAAAACAAAGTATAAACGAATAAAAATTTAAAGTTATGAAAAAGAATTTAGTTATTTCAAGTGTTGCTGCAATTGCAGCTTTAAACCCTGAAGGTTTTACCGTTAACGCTGCAACTTTGCAGCCTGTAACTATAGGCTATGCAGTAGCATTAAAGACAACTCAAAACAGTTTCGGAAATGAAGGTTTGGCAAAGGTTGCAAAAGTGATCGAGGAGCTCAAGGATTCAGGTAATTTAAACGGCCGCACCTTAGCTTTCGGCGGCTGGTATGATTCCGAAAGCGGTTTATATTATTATGATGCCACAGTGATTTTCAAAAATCGTGCTGAAGCTATCGAGGCGGGCCGCGCAAATGAACAAATTGCAATTTTTGATCTTGCAAACTTAAAAGAAATTAGACTTTAACACATAGGAACACGGGGGCCGCTCCGGCGGTCCCTATTATAGAACTTTTTAAAATTTAGAAAATTATGGCAACTAAAAGATATAATATTAAAACATTTGATTTTGTTGTAAACGGCGAACACGTTTATTTTACTTGTGATACGACCAACACAAAAAACGGCTTTTGTCACCATGTTTATGCAAGTGGAGGCGGCAAATATTACGAACATTCCCGCGTGTCTTACTTAAACCGTACCTGGGAAAGTTTTCAGTATGAAACGGCGCTTTTGCACGCTGTCGATAAATTCCCTAAAAGTATGCGTGAACCTTTACGCCTGGAGATCCAGGCCGTTGCACAAAACGAGCACGAGAAGGCGGAGGCGTTTTGCCAGGCGTTCGCGGCTAACTTTGCAGCGTTGAGTACTGAACAAAAAAAATTTGTTCAGGATCACACTCCAGAAATAACCAACATAAACCAGGCTAAAACCGTTAACGCGGCCGTTGCTATGTTGGCAGTACTATAATATATTTTAAAGATTCCAGGGTGCAAAGGTTTGAGGCCTTGGCGGGGGATCATTCCCCCCGGTACCCCCTATTATAGAACATTTAAAAATTTTAGAGTTATGGCAAAAAAGACTATCAAACAGCAGTACGAAGAATTGGCAAAATTCGGCGAATGCTTCGAGCAAGAAGGTTATGGCGGTTGGTCCCTGGTGATCGACGAAGACGGAGAACGCGCCTTATATAAGGTATGTTATAACAACAAGGAGGAACTTTGCGCCCGTTGGCAAAAAATAAAATATACGTGCCCTAAAAAAGAAGACAGTTTGCCACGTCCTTATATCACCATTAAGGGAATGCGCCATTATCTCGATAACTTCTACCGTTGTGCGTAAAATACCCCGGTTCCCTGGATATTCCAGGAAGCCCGCAAAATAATTACATTATAGAATCTTTAAAATATTAGGATCATGAATAATAGTATTAATATTTCACGCCGTACCAGTACGGCGGACCTGGTAAGCATTTTGTTTGCGGTGTGTGCCCTTCTTTTTGCGCGCCTTAATAAAAGTACCTTTGCGGCTATAAAAGCCGCCTGGCAGTGGCTTTTTAAGCCTGAAACTTACTTTGCAAGCGACGGCGAAGGCGTGACAGTTAACGGGCTGCAAATTATAAGTATTAATCTAGTTACCGCGGCCGTGTGCCTGTTGTTATCAATATCTTTATAAAGATATTCTTTTTCAAACTTTAAATATCAAGGTGCAAAGGTTTTGAGATCTCCAGGCGGCTCGTGGACCGCCGGCACCTTCTAACAAGGTGATAAAAGCCGCTTTTATAGTGGGTGTAAAATATCACTAGGAATTAATAAATATATATTATAGAACATTTAAATTTTTAAGGTTATGAAGACTTTTCATTTTTGCTACACAGTAACACCTTCTGAATCATACGACAAAGAGGGTAATATTAAGATGGCGGATTTTTTTATCAATATAAGGAATCAGCATAGCGAGATCCAGGCAGAAAACCTGAAGGAGGCGTGCCAGGCATTCAGCGAGATTTTAAGCCGTGAATGGTGTATTGATTTAACCAAAAACGGCATCAAAACCGCTACAGGTATGTATCGAGATACCGACGAAGGAGCGGAACAAATAGGCCTTGTTTTTAAGGCGCGCACGGAAATAGAATTTGATTACACTTATAAAATGCGTAATATCCAGGTATGGACATCAATTCGTGAAGAGTTCGTTCCAGATTTCGAGAAGGAAGGCTTTAAACTATAAAACGTGTAAAATATCATTCTATTATAGACTCTTTAAAATTTTAAGGTTATGAAAGATTTAAAGAAATTAGCTATCATATTACGTGCACTTGGTTTTAAGGTGAACGTGGAAAATGAAACTATTAGTTTTGGCGACGGTGTTGTATATGATAATATCTTTGCCGCTGTCGATTTGGCAAACTGCCACTGGGACATCTGGCACGAAGGCAGTACTTTTGAGGTGCACTTCTTTAATGAAAACGAGTGCGTTTATGATATGGTATACTTTGCTTTCCAGTTTGATGTTGTCAAACAGATTTTTATCGATTACGACAAATACGGAAAATAAGCCTGTGAAGGCTTCCAGGGTACCCCTGGAGCCTTCTCTATAGGCTGCAAAGAATATCACTTTATTATAGAACAATTTAAATTTTGAGAATTATGAACACAAAGATAGATTTGAACAATTTAGAAAACGAGAATATCGTGAATATTGCGGACCGCCTGGGCGTTTTGTCTGAAGACTCAGGAGATGTTTTCTTGTGGTTTCGCGACACTATCTCTGCCCCAACTTCAAAAACCTTCAGCAGCGAGGAAAACGCGAAGGAGTACGGAATTTTGAGAAATGAGTTTTACAGGCGCCGTGGCTTGATTGAACGAGATGAGCCAAAGAACTATATTATAGGCACGGAAAAAGATTACCAGAACGCCGTAAAGGCCTGGCAACGTCGCAAGAAAAACGAGGAAGTAAGAAAGTACCGCGAACACGTCGATAAGCTCGTTGAACGTACAAACAAAGAAATTATAGCCCTGAAGGCGCTAAAAGATGTTTGCCGTACCTTCGACGGCAAAGTAATAAATAAGCGCTTCTTGGACGCTGCAACGAAGGCGACGGGATTTAATTGTAGCTTTTGTGAAGACTGCCTGTTTATGTTTGCTATTAATTCATACGGGGAGTATGCTCCAGGTATTACGCTCTATCCTACTTCATGCTCTAAGATATACAAGGCGTGGGAATGGACCACGGGCGACCGTATGGAGGCAGAAAAAGCCCTGGGCGTGATCGACGGGTACATCTTTGATAAAAGTCAGGATATTGCCAAATATAAAGAAAGTATCAAACATTACGCAAAGTACGTGGAACAGGTACGCAAAATTGAGGCTGCATTCCGCGAATTGATAAAAACCGACGGAACAATAAAAAGCTGGGCGCGTGAACACGACCTGGAAAAATACCCGTTGACTAGCCACATCTGGGAATGCTAGCAGCTAGCCCTGAAGGCTATCCAGGGCACCTGTTTATAGAACGTGTGAATTTTTACTTATTATAGAACGTTTTAATTTTTGAGGATTTATGATAAACAAGAAATTTTATATTGATTATCTGAGCCAGCAGACGAAGGAAGACGGGCGAACATACGAAACGGCGTTGAGTGATTTCTGTGATTATCTGCTTGACCTGTTCAGCGTGAAGGCTTTTTATGGTACCCTGGACGTTTTTAATAACTGGCAGCAGCAGCGCCTTCAGGCAAAACCAAAGTTTGGCGTTTTGGCTATGGCTTGGTTGAATGATGTTAGCCAGGCAATGGACCGCGGCCAGTGGCTCGACGTTTTCGGTATGCTGTATGAGGATATGTATTTAACCGCTGGCAAGGCATCGAAAACTGGTCAATTTTTCACTCCTCAGAGTGTTTCTGACCTGATGAGCTCTATTATAGGCTCTGGCAAAAACGAAGCCACCAGTGCGAAAATAGAAGGCACCACGGTGAATGATTCTGCAGCTGGCAGTGGCAGACTCCTCTTGGCTCATTTTATCGAGGCTAGCAAACTGGACCATTTAGCCGGGCGACCATTCCACTATATTGCTCAAGACTCAGATCCGCTGGTATGCAAAATGTGTGCCCTAAACATGATGGTGCACGGTATGAATGGACGGGTAATTTGCCAAGACACCCTGGCAATGAGTACACCATCTGTCGAGTACTTCATAAACGAAGTAAGATACCCTTTCAGTACGCCTTATTATAGCGTGCGTATCAAATCAGGGAATCCGGAAAAATAAGGATTCCCTGGCAACAAAAAGAAACATATTATAGAACATTTAAATTTTTAAGGTTATGGAAAAGAAAAAGAAATTAGATGTATCAAACATCGACCTGGTAAGCTTCGAAGGCTTTTATCAGACTATTTGGGATTCATCTTTTGAGGTATCAGATTACGAGTACCGGAACGAAGTTGTAGAGGATGAGGATTTCACCTTTGATGAAGACAGCTACCAGAAGGCAGTTTGCGAGGCATACACCAAGCAGTGGGAACGCTGGCTCCAGCAGTATGTTTGCAAAGATATTAAATTATCCTTTGTAGGCGTTCAGCACCCACTGGCTTATAACTTCAGTACCGATACCATCCAGGTTAAAATCGGGCTATCTAGCGAGGCAAAGAAGGAAATTATAGCAAAGGTAAGAAATCACCGTGAAGAGATAGCCGTCTGGATCAAGGAAAATCACTCTTCCAGCGATGGTTTCTGGTCCTTTCTGAGTAATGATATTAAAGACTGGAACCGTGCAGCCTTATTCAACCATACGAGCGACCGCCAGGAAGCCTATCTTGCTTACATGCTATATTATATAGTGAAGGCAGAAATCGGGGCTAAGAACGGCGACGACCGCCTGGAGATGATGGCTTATTACAACATCTCTGAGCAGATAAGCATCTCCGAGTTTATCACGTACCCTGGCAATAATAAGGCAGCCTGAGCGCTGCCCTATTATAGCCCATCTGAAAAATTAGAAATCACTCATTATAGAACAGATAGGAAATGAAGAAATCATCAGTTATATATAATTTCGCTATTTCGCAGCAGCAGGGTAAAGTCCTGCTGACTGCCCAGGAATATCCCTGGAGTGTGCTCCAGGTAATCACTTTCGAGCCACAATATTTCGACAAGGTAGTGGCACTTTGCAAGCGCCGTGGTATGGTAGCTACCCACGACAAGGACCGCTCCTTCTGCATCATCCATCTTGGCAGTGGCGACCAGGGCGGCAAATATCCAGATAAGCATATCAATACCGATACGCCAGTGGCTATCGACAAGTATCTGGAGGCATTGAAAGATGCGATGGCTCAGGCTGTGGTTTGGTATTATACGAATATTATAGAACGTGTGAAAAATTAGAAAATATGGTAGAATATTTGGTAGATATATATAAGATACGCAGATTTGCAAATGGGCAGGTAATATCGGAGAAAGTCTCGAAAGTACTTAAAGAAAGTACGATAAAACGTGCAAAACGAGTTTGCAAAAACGTTGGTTATAAGTACATTGGACGTTATAAGGATATGTACGGAAACTATTATGCTCAGTATGAACGCAAGGACGAAAAGTTATCTAATTCCGAATGTGAAGTTTACTTCAAGCAGATATTCACAAAATTAAAATAATATAGAACATTAAAAAATTAGAAATTATGAACGCAAAGAATAATAATAAGAACGGTATGAACGTTATAGAGAATGTAGAGAACGACGTGCAGGTAACAGAAGAGAGCCGCAAGGCATACGGCCGACCATCTGTCAATGAGGAGAAGGGCTGGAAGCTGGATCACGTTATCCCTTTCGATTTCTACCACGATGCTTACATCATGAGCCGCAAGGGCATCGACGAGCTGGTGAATATGGTATTGCAGGAATGCAATATCAAGCCGGACGATACCTGCTCTTGGGCAAAGGACATCCGCACGATTATTAAGCATAGTATTGAGAACTATGACAAGCTTTTGGAGGAGAGCGAGGACACTCCGGACGAAGAGAACCTGAACCTATCAGGGTGTTTGGTTGGCGATGCAATCGAATTGCGGCATGAGGCTTTTTATCCTGCCGATTACATCGTTCCTCATACCTTTGAGGAGACGAAAGAGGAATACGTTTGGGAAGGTAATTTGAAGAGTTTTCTGGCCTCGAATAGTATGACCGAGGAGGAATATAAGGAGTATTACAACAAACACTATTTTCCTGCTGATGTAGCATAGAAATCCCCTACCCCGTCCGGCAGACCGGCAGCGTGGAGCGACACCACGGCGGGGTGCATATTCTTTTAAATAACTTTAAAAATTCAATGTTTTACGTGCGAAGGCGTTCGCATTTGTTTTAGTTTTACTCGCTGTTCTGCGGTCCGTGAGGATAGCAGCAGTATTTTTAAGGGTAAAAGGGTAAAATGGTAAAAAGGTAAAAAAGCCTTAGCCCCCTTGCTTTTACTTATCGCTGCCACGGCTGGCAACATCTATAGAAGATGTGAGGATCGACACTTCACAGCGAACAAATGACTGATAAACGGGGTATTGAGCATCAGAAACGTAATTAAACGTTAAAAATGCACTTAAATACGTAATTAAAGTGCATTTTATTTGGTAGTTTCAAAAATTCTTCGTACCTTTGCATCAGATAAAACAAGAAGATAATAAAAACAATAATAATCATTTCAGCCCTAGCGCATCACGGTTAAGCGGAATAATTATGTCGGAGATTATTTGTAACAATACGACAACGTTTCTTGCAAGACGATTGTTTGATAATGGTGAGTCTTTGGAGTGTAAGGGTGATACCTACAAGAGAGTCGGAACGATTGAAGGTTTAATAACCACGCTGACGATTACCGGAAGAGATAAGAATATATACTCTTTCCGTATCATAGACGAACCAAGACAGCCTTATAAAGACTTGACTAGGATAATATGCAATAGATTGGCAGGCGAACCAAAGGACGTTGCAAGCTCAATCGGCCAAATATTCCTGGATAAGCAAGGTTATTGGGTTATGTTTGAGGATTGTAGCTATCCTGATAACCACACAACGTTGGAGTTTCATAAAATTGGCGTTTATGCACGAAACGAAAAAGCCCCGACCTAAGCCGGGGCAACCGCGAGCCTTCCGGCTCGAATCTACGATAGTAGAAATTTGGCTCTTTAAGAGCGTTTGAATCCACAGACTTTTGAAAGTCTGACCGTCAACAGAAGCTCTATGTTTCTTTCTATTCCATAAAGGTACGATTGGAATCTTCCGAAGACGGGTGCAAATTTAAGAAACAAAACGGTACGTTGTATCATTTTACCCGAATTATTATAGAATTTTAAATTTTAAAAGCCCTACCGCATCGCGGATAAGCGGAATAAAGATGTTTAAGATATTGCACGCCTTCCTTGATTATCCCTTCTGCTCGTTCGAGTTTCTAAACCTCGATACTCAGGAGCATATATTTGCCTCGTTCTTCGATGATCCTCTCTATGAGCTTCTGAAAGAGTGCGGAGTGAATTACGACCACGAGTTAGAAGGGAAGATAATAGAGAAGATTCCGTCTGATTTGCGCATACATACCAGGGAGTATGCCGTTATCAGGGCGCAACAATATTCGGAAGGTTCTTGGTTCTTTTCCTGGCTAAAGAAGAAAAAGTAATATAATCATTCAGCCCTACGCATCACGGATAAGCGGAAAAGATATGGATATTAGTAAAACAACGAATAAGAAAGGCAGACCTGCAGCAGAGGGTAAGGCTCATAAATATGTGGTGCCTGATGACGTTCATGACTGGATAAAAAAGCACGGAGGCAGCAAATATATTACTGATACTTTCCGAGCTATCAAGGCTACGACCTTACAGGCGCAAGAAAACCCTTCGTTATAGCATCGGTGAAACTTCACCGATGCAGCGACAAAATTATAAACATCAATTTTAATACTTTAAAAAGATTATAGCATTATGAAAAAAGTAATTACATATTCCGTTGCAGCCATCGCCCTGGTAGGTGTAGCCGTTCTGCTATTCTCTACCATCGGCGTAGCAGTGTTCTTCCTGCCTTTGCTGGCTGGAGCATTCAAATAAAATATATCAATTTTAATATTTTCGTTTTTTAAAGATTATAAGATTATGACTAATAAGGAACTGAACATGGCTATCCTCAGTAAGTTGTACGAGATAGCAGAAATGATTTGGCAGAAGATGGTAAGAAACGACCACGGTTGTTTCCGTGCCAGCGAGATAGCAAAGAACATGGGTAAGATTTTCTATTGGGGTGATGCAGATGAGTATGAGCTTATCCAGATAGAGGTAGGCAGTTTCCGCTGCGAGTTTGCTGCTGCGCATATCTTCCGTCTTGTTACCAAGTTCGAGGGGATTGCCGGTATCGGCAAGAATGCGCATATGTTTACTTATCAGGAGGAGGACAGCAAGGAACGTGGGTGCGTATGTTTCCAGGCTACCAAGGAGATGGCAGAGCTTTGCGATTTCACCTATAAAAAGCATGATATGAAGGCAATAACAAGTATCTTTATAGATGCAGAGAAAAACCGCCTGGTGGCTACTGATAGCCATAAGCTGCTGGCTATGCCTGTTACCATCACTCAGAAATCGGGAGATACACGCGAAATGCTTATCAATGCGAAGACCTGGAAGAAAATGTGCGCAAAGATGAAGCTGGGTAAAGTGTACGACCTGGTGGCCGTAAAACTGGATAATCGTGAAGAGGCTACCGTGATTGAGTTTGATGGCATGACTTCCTATGAGCCTTCTCCTTGTCGGTTCGTAGACTGGACATCCTGCTTTGGCAATATCTTCGACGGATATTGCGTCCGTATCGGCAGCAGCTGGGATGCTATCCGTAAGATGATCTATTCTGTATCAGGTGAGGATTACGTTTCTCTGTCCGGAAGAAAGGGTGAAAATGACATCACGGTAAAGAAGGGCGAGAACGTTGCCACCTTTGCCACCGATGAAGTATTGAAACATAGTTTTTCACTTAGTTTCGACACAGAGCATCTTCTCTCTATCCCTCAGTTGGATATTCTCTATTTGGGTGTCAATGAGAAGACTCTGAAGATGGCTGAGAGCGAGAATGGAAACGTTTATCTGCTCTGCCCTCGCAAGGATGGTGATTCATATATTGGCGAAAAGGTGGCTGATGGCGGATATGATGCGGGGGAACCAGGCAAAGGTGTTAAGCTATTACAGAAGACCTGCGAAATCACTGCTCCTGCGGTTGCTGTGAAGAAGGTTTCATTATCTTCAGAGAAGAAAAAGAAGTCTGTAGATGATAGCCGTAAATTTACTTTTGAGGCAGTCGGCATCGAGCCTGGCGACATCATTACTTTTATCCATGGTGGGCAGAGGGTTATCACGATAGATAATAACAAGGTGGTATACCAGGGCAAGGTTTACACCCTTTCCGGCTTCTGCAAGGAGTTCATGCCTGATGATAGACGGAATAAGGCTAATAGTTATCGTGGCTGCGCTTTCTTTGCCTACAAGGGCGTGAAGCTGGATAAAATGTTCAAGGAGGCATTGAAGGCGAAGGAGCATGCAGATTTGACACAGGATAAGGAGGAAGAAGAGAAAGAAATAAAACACCTTTCCGTTCCTGCGGCTATCATAAAGATGAATATTGCCGAGTTGCTTGCATCACCATCGTACACCAGAGATTTTAAGCCTGTATGCGGCTATTTTGCATCATCGTCTATCATTGTACCATTTGGACGTGATAAGGACGTAGGCGCAAGGAAAAACCACTATCTGGTAGGCGTGGCTGCGCAGCCTATGCCACCACCGGGGAACGAGAAAAAGTTTTTGCCCTTACAGGCGAGAGGGGCGCGCCTATGATTACCCAGGGCGCTGCCCTGGGCTAGGAGTTTCTGCCCTTTCAGGGCGTGCTGCTTGAGTAGCCTTGTTGTATGGCGCATTACCGAGATAAATAAAATAAAAAATACGTGAAGGCATATAATAATTCCGGAGGCCCTTGCGTTACTTAGATAGATATAAAGAACATTTTTAATACTAAAAATATGAAAGATAATGAAGAAATAGTAGCCATTCCTTATAATGATCATGCCATTTTCGTTGATGAGTATGGCTTATTGAGTGAGCGTGTTGGTATAGCATGGAAGAAGGACAAAGATATTCCAGATAGATTAGACAATCCGTATTATATCGGCGATGATGACTACTGGCATATCCCTGCAGGTACAATGGACGACTTTGATGAAAACCCAGTCATCGCCCATCGTGGCGAAACGATACCCTTTGAAAATCTATGTCATGTCTTTGGATATACTCGAGATATTTCATCACTTATTCCTAATCTAGAAAATTATGATGTTCATATAGATAAATCGAATATGACTGGTTCCTTAAAGGTCTTCATAAACCACTGCTTTTATATTGACGGAGATTCTGAAGATAAATGCTGGTATTGTGAGCTGACGGTAGAAACAGACAAGAAGGTGGTAGTAATGTCTTTAGATGAGATTCTACGTTCTTCGGCTAGCGGTTTAGAGGATGAGGAAGAGGAGATATTAGAAAAGCTGAGAGACCGCCTAGTTCCTTTCCTGATAGAATACTGCAAGCTGTTTCGTTCTAAGGTTGAATTTGGAGTTTTCTTCAGGAAATCAACTTCTCCGAATGCTGACGGCCGCAAAAAGGAAAACCGTATCATCTATGATAAAGAAAAGAAGTATCTCGGAACGATAAGGAGATTCGTGCAAGATGAATTTAATAAGCAGTGGAACGAGTTCCTGGATAAAGAGTATCAGGAGGAAGCATATAAAAGTAAGTCTTACGAATGGCAGCAGGAAGCCGCCAGCAAATACGACAAGAACCCGAACCTGACGGAATAGGTTTCCTTACGTTATAGCATCGGTGAAAAATCACATAGTTTCGCCGATGCAAATGGGAATAGAGCTTTTAAATATATCTATAACAACTTTAAAAATTTTTGGCTTATGAGAACTAAGAAGTTTTTGTTTGCCACCACCTTTGCGATGATGGCAGCGTGCATGATGATGAATACCTCATGCACCGAGTATGTGGAAGATGCAGTAGAGAACGGAGGCAGCCGGCCTATGACGGGCAAGACTACGGTAAGACTGCGGTTTACTTCGCCAGAAGGCGATGACGTGAGCGTGAGCCAGTCTGCCCGACAACTTGCCTACCCTATCATGCGTGCCGAGCTGGCTGCCAACGGCAAGGCGATGACCGACCTCTACATCTTCGATTACGACAAGGCAAGCGGCAAATTGCTCCAGGTGTTACACCAGACTGCTGATGCCGAGGACTTCGCAGAACCATCCCTGAGTCTCGATTACGGCGATCATACGCTGAAGGTGATAGCTACGAGAAGCGAAACCCCTACCCTACTCTCTGCTGATGGCTCGTTATGGAGTCTGGCAGATAATACTGCCTTTTCGGTGTCTGCCGATGGTGCCCTTCCTGCTGTGCTTACGAGCACGAAGAACTCTGACAGCTTCGGCGCTGTGCAGGACGTGAGTATAAGCGTCGGTCAGAACCAGAGTATCAATATCCAACTGGAACGTATCGTGGCGAAACTGACGGTAAAGAACACCGGAACATATCCGGAAGATTGCAGTACCCTGCAGTTGCAGCTCGATGAATACAAGCAATGGGACTGGCAGACCTTTGCCGCCACCGGAAAGGTATCGAACCTGCGTATCGCTGACGTTACGAGATATGCCGGCAAAACCTCCTCTTCCCTCTTCTATTACTTCCTGGTGCCAAAGGATGGCTATACTACGGACATCACCTTCACCATGAACCGCAAGGGCAGCACCGAGCCTTACACCTCGTTTAAGCTATCGAATATCAGTTTGCAGCGCAATCATGTAACGGTAGTAAGCGGCTCTTACTATAACCACGAGTCCACCCTTTCGGTATCGCTCAATGATGCTTGGGAGGAAGAGCAGAGCACGGTAGAGTTCTGATTTAAAGGTAAAAAAGTAAAAGGGTAAAAAGGTAAAAAGAACCTTAACCCCTTTACGTCCCCGTTCCCAGCGATTCTATCGCTGGTCCGCTATCAAAGGTGCATTCGTACTATGGTACGATTGCACCTTTGTACTTTCGTGCACTTGCACCTTTACACCTTAGTACCAAGGTTCATTCACACCATGATACTTCGGTACGTTTACACATTAGTACTTTAGTTCATTTACACACCAGTATATTTACACTTTGGTACACATACTCTTTTGCACCCTAGTACTTTTGCACTTTGGTTCATTTGTACACCAGTACTATAGTACTTCGGTACGTTTTCACCTTAGTACTAAAGTACTATTATAAATACTAATAATTAAATATGATTAAAATCTAAAAAATAATAAGGTAATTATTTGTAGGAATGAATATTTTTTAGTACTTTTGCACCGTAGTACTCTAGTACTTTTGTTCAAATGCGCGAAAGAACCTAAGTACATCGGTACGTTAGTACTTTGGTGCAAACGCGAAAAGAAACAACTGTACTTCGGTACTTTGGTATAAATGTACGTTAGTACATTAGTACTATTTCAGCGTATAGAATTTAGAAATAAATATATTAGTTTACGTTTAATACATATTAAAGATTATGGCAGAAAATAGATTGAAAGAAGTTCTTGCCTTTGTCAATCACAAGGGCGGTGTTGGTAAGACTACATCTGTGCAGAATTTGGCTGCAGGTTTGCGTCGTTATGGTAAGGGACACTTTGGGCAGAATATAGCCGGAAAGGAGCGCAAGCCTCGCATCCTGCTTATTGACCTGGACCCTCAGAGTTCGCTTTCCTTCCTCTTCGGATGGAGCGAAACGGCAAATAGAGGATTGCCAACCATGTATGATGCACTGGTGGAGCAGAAGCAGGTTCCTATCTATCAGGTAAGAGAAGGGGTATATCTTTCTCCAGCTTCAAAAAGATTAATCTCTATCGAGCCTTTCCTGAATCAGAGAGCGGTGCCGAGAAAGGCACTCTATAAGCTGCTGTCAAAACCGCTGGCATTGATGACTGATGACGGTGGCGATTTGTCTAGTGATGGAATCGACTGCAACGCCAGCTTTGGGGAGGCAGTCTGCGATTATGCCAATAATAAAGGTGTGGTGAAGATAACAGAGGCTTTCGATTTCGTCTTAATCGACTGCCCACCAGCATTGTCACTGCTTACCTATAATGCGCTGACCGCAGCATCGAGTGCCGTGCTGCCTGTGCAGTTGGAACCTTTGGCAACAAAAGGTATTGCTGAAATCATCAACGCCATCAAGGAAACCCGTGAGGATCTGAATGAGGATTTGGCCGTTCGTGGCTTGCTGATGGTGATGAGTAACGACCAAACCAAGGCGACGAAGAAGTTCAAGAATTATCTCATTGAGACTTTCGGTGATTATGTGTTCGATGCCTATACCCGGAGAGATACCAAGATGGTAGAGGCGCAATCGCTGAATAAGGACATCTTCGAGTATGCGCCTTATTGCAGGGTAGGCATCGATTATGAGCAGCTTACGAAGGAGATACTTGAGAGTATGCCGGAGTAGGGGATAGTGATTAGTGATTAATGATTAAAAATTAGTAATTATGGCAGTAAAACAAAATAAGAAAGCTAAGTCTTTTGACAAAGATTTCGATGATGCGCCTATTGTTCAGGAGAACAAACTTATCCTGGAGCAAGGCAGAGAGCAGGAGCAGGAACAGAGCGTTCCTTCTTCTGGGGGCAGTAACCTGGAGCAGACAGCAGAAACAACTAAGGCAGAGACTCAGCCGGCAGCAGAGCAGCGTATCGCTCCTGCTGTCGATATTAAGCCGATGAAGAGTACGAAGACCGTAAAGCTGATACTTCCTATGGAGTATTACTTCAAGCTGGTGCAGATTAAGGCTTGTACCGACAAGAGTCTTCAAGACCTGGCAGCACAGGCCGTTATGGATTTCGTGGATCATTTCGGCAAAGAGTAGGTAAACAGAAAAGTGTTTTTAGGTAAAATCTCACTAAAGTCTTTTACCTTCTGAGGTACCGAAATATTACCGAGGGGTATAGTTTTCGGTACCTAGGGGTATAGTTTTCGGTACCTAAGGGTATAGTTCTTGGTACAAAGGGTTATAGTTTTTGGTACGAACTATTGACTTCAAGAAGGTAAAATCCTACTAAAGTCTTTTACCTTCTTATTCAATCTTTTTACCGAGGGTTATAGTTTTTGGTACGAAGGGTTATAGTTCTTGGTACGAAGGGTTATAGTTCTTGGTACAAAAAGACCAAAACGGGAGGGTTATAGTTCTTGGTACAAAGGGTTATAGTTCTTGGTACGAAGGGTTATAGTTCTTGGTACATTAAAAATCTCGAAAGTATAGTGTTTATCGGGGTTTCCCTTGATTTGAGGACCCCTATACTGATACTTATACTATTTATTATATTCGTATATATAAGAATGAAAATATATAGGTAATAGTTATGGCTGAAAAAATAATCGAAAAAGTGTTTGACTCTACTCAGGTGTCGTTTAAAGACCTGGAGAGACAGCCTACCGCCGAAGAGCTTTGCAGCTTGCGATGGATAAAGACTCCATGCTCCTATGCTTCACTGGGCAGTACGTTCACTCTGTTGCAGCAGGATATTATGTTGCAGGTGAGCGCCCGACTTCAACGGTGCATTAACCAATATTACGACCAGATGAGATATAAGGAAAAGGTTTTCCCTAAGTCTCCTTTCCTTTCTGAAGAACAGAAGGACGATGTACTGCATATTCAGCTCGATATGTCCGACCTGGTATCATCCCGTTCAAATTATAAGGAAATGTTTCAAGAGTATGCTGACGGAAAGGTTCCTGTGGCCGAGCAGCTAAGTGCTCTGAAGATGTATGTAAAGAAGAACAATGTGGTAGACCTCTATCCGGTGTTTGATAAGATTTCTCTTCCTAAAAAAATATGGAAGATGCAGGACGGAACCGAAAAATGGGCATATTCAGGTATCGTCGACTTGCAGATCAATCATTTTATTGCTGATTATGCTTTTGACTTGAGCAAGGGATATATACCGCACATGGCTCGCGTAGCAAAGACCAGTAAGCGAAGGGTTACACCGAGGGTTTATCTCTGGCTGATGGAGAACAAAGACCGCCCAAAGAAAAAGAAAGGCTTGGATAACCCTTTATCGGTTACTCTTGAAGAATTGAAGGATTTTCTGGGTTGCTATGAAATTAATCCGGAAACAAAAGAAAAAGTATATCAATATCCGAGATATTCCCGATTCAAGAAAGATGTTCTTGATAAGGCGAAAGCTGATTTGATAGAGCAGGCAAAGCGGAACGAGATAGATATTACCTTCGACTATACAGAGCATTATCTGAATGGCAAGAAACGGGGAAACCCTGATTATATCACCTTTGAGGTTTTCTATACGCCGCTCGGCAAATTACACAAGGCAGGAAAATATTCTGAGGGTGAGCTGTTCGATGCGAAGGCTTACGACGTTAAGAAGAATGTGCAGCCTGCATCTTCTAAGATAGAAACGAAGGTAGGCGAGGGTACCGACAAGTGGAAAGCATTCTGCAAGCTCGTTATAGGCGATGCTGAAAAATCACTGCTTTCCCGCATTTCCTTCATTGGCATAAAGAACGGAAGGTTCTGCGTGGAGTGCAGCGATGATGATTTTGAAATGATCCGAAAGCTGGGTATCGAAGAGAAGGCGAAGGAGTTTTTCAATTGCAAAGGTTCATTTGCCCCGGTGTTCTACAGAAGTTAAAGGTAAAAAGGTAAAAAGGTAAAAAGCAAGCCGCCATCCCGTTAGGCTCTTTTTACCTTTTTACCTTTCTTAGTTTGTCCCCTTCATTTATTTCCCTTTTCTTACCTTTGCACCAGAAACATTAAAAGAAAAATGGAAACGTATGAAAAGGAAAGAGATTATTCAACTACTCTTGATTGCAGTAGTGACGATGATGTTTACGGCATGTGCTGCCTCTCGGCGGGCGGTTAGCGATAACCACCAGGAAGTGAAGGATAGCGTATCGGCTATTCAGCAGGATAGCGTGCATCAGCAGGTAATGGTGAATGACAGCGTAGCCATTAAGGTGAGCGAGGATAAGCATACTTCTTCTTCGTCTACGGAGGCGGGCGAGTATGAAGAAACTATCCAGGAACAGATTACCGAGACCACTGATTCCTCCGGCAATAAGCAGACTACCACCAACCGCACAACACATCGCAAGGGCAGTTATAGCAACCAGTCTTCTTATGAGGAGCGATTGCAGATGCAGCAGCAGGAAATCAATAAGATGCAGAAAACCATCGATAGCCTTGCCGTCAGCAGCCGTAACGAAACGGGTACCCACTGGGAGGCCACCGACAGCTTATCAGATACGCAGAAAAAGAATACAGCAGAGACAAAAAAGGCTAACTGGATTCAGAAAGCCAGAAAGAACGCCCTTGCCCTTTTTCTGCTTATCGTGATAGTTCTGGTACTTACAGCAATTAATAAATATACCGACCATGGGGAAGGGAAGAAAGAAACGAAATGATTACGACCTCGTAGATAACGACGAGCAGGCAGAGGTTACGCTGCAGGATTTCGTTATCCCGGCAAAGGTAGAAGCCTTCTGCCGTCAGTACAAGGCGCTGGATCATTGGGTAGACGGTTGCGAAGTGTTTAACGATGCCCGACTTCGGGAGTACTTCAAGGCGATAGTCTGTCCGCTGGGCGACCCGCTTTCTCTTTATCTGCAGGAGTTAAGCTATCATGGTTTCCGCATGCAGAATGATGAGAGTGGTGAGCCGGTTATCTATTGCAGGGCAGTTTAACCCCATTGCGCCCCCGTTCCCAGCGATTCCATCGCTGGTTCCCTTCTCAAAAATACAATATTTCGCCAAAAATATATACTTAAAAATACAATTTTTCTCGAAAATTATATAATAGATTTAAAATACAAGGATTTATGGGTAAAGAAAACAGACCTCACAACTATCTGAAGATAGCAGAGGAGAGTGAGACAGGCAAGAAGCTGAAGGCTTTTTTTGCTGAGTGTAGTGAAGCAAGCGAGAAGGCGAGAGCCTGGGCAGAGAAGCAGGGAGCCGATACCTACTACGAATCGCCCGAAGGCTTTGCAGGTGGTGTGGCGATGGTAGAGTTCAAAAACACGATCAGCAAGGAAGGCTGGACGAACATTCAGACTCCTACCAAGGACGGAATGCAGAGCACATCGCTCTTTATTCCAGAAGAAAACAGCGAACTGGAGAAGGAAATGATGGCACTGCCTATCGTAAATGAAACGGCTCTTATCGCTATCCTGCAGTTCAAACCTAAGATGGCAAAGGGCAAGGAAGGCAAAGAGGTGCAGCTTCCGTTCTCCTTTGGCAATACAACGCCTATCCTCTTCCTGCATCATGGCTTCTTCTATACCGATGTGCCTTATGAGAGCACAAGCGATGACTGCCAGACAATTACGGAGAAGGAGTTCCTTCGCCGCAAGATGTCAGCAGTAAATGAGCATTAATCATATTTCGTCCTTTATATTTTATATATATGTTTATTTCTAAATTTTTATAAAAGGTTATTGTTTTAAAGTAGTTAAAGCTGAAACATTCGCAGCCAGCCGTCCGTGATGGATAGCTGGCTGTTTTCATTTATTCCTCGTTACGATGTATCTCTTCTGCCACCATGTTGTAGCTAGGCTGCTGAGATTCCAGACGGTGGGTGAGTTCGCTGATGAGCTTTTGCTGATCGCCTATCTGCTTCTGCTGTTCGGCTATAATATCAAGCATGCGGTTAAGGGTCTTCAAGCTGATGTCCGGTTCTGCGTTTGCAGCTGGCTCTGCCATCGGGGTAGGCGCAGCAGCATTCATAGGTGCAGCAGCAGCCTCCTTATCCTCTTCTCTTGTCTTGTGTCCCTTTGCGCCTCCGTTCCCAGCGTTCCAAACGCTGGTCCACCCAGGTACCACCGACTCCATCCTCTCCACATCGAGGGGATTGCGCAGCGCCCTCGTCCCCTGTTTGCGCTTCTCATCATTATCTATATATCCCCCATCCGGCTCAAACTGGTCATCTATACCAGGGCATACATACCCGCGCCCGCAGTATCCTTCACTGCCTTGTTGGTCTTTATCCGCATCTACAATAAAAGCCGACAGCGGCACATGAAACGCATTGCAGAAGCGCAGCATGGCGATGGTAGGCAGCGGCGACTTCATTCTTATCCAACTATCGAGGCACGCATTGCTCGTGGTACCCATAGCCTTCATGATTTCTCTATTGGTGATTTTGCTGTTTGCTTCCATCCATTTGTTGAGGAAGCTGTAATTGTAAAAGTACTTCATAGCTCAACTATATTTAAAAGGTGAATAACTCTAATCTGTTTATCTCGAAACTAATTAATATACGTAACCTATGTTAAATTTCCTTAATTTCTAAAAGGAAATATAGGTAACATTTTGTAGTTATAATTTTATTCTTTAAATTTGCACCAAAATTAAGAAATAAAATCGAAATGACAAAGGAAATTATAGAAAAAATATGTAGAAAAAACACTCCATTAGAGGTAAATGATATTTCGGTGGAGGAAAAGAAGAATTTAGCTGAGTTTTTATCAGTTAAGGGCTTCACTATTTCTACATTTTATCTCCGTTTCTTCCAGAAAGGTTTCGACGGCTGGGAGATTCAGGGCATCAACGACTGCAAAAATCAGTTTTTAGCTATACCGGAAGTAGGTAAGCTATTGGCTGAGTATGTTGAAACCGATGCGCTGGGCAACGAGATAGGTAAGAAAGGCTATCTGGCAGAACTTGCCAAGAGTGATGAGCCTGGTGTGTTCTACACCTGTCTGAAGAAAGCCAACAATGGCCTCTGCATGAAGTTCTTTGCCTTTATGGAGGAGCGGGGCATGAGTCGTACCACCATCATCAAGCGTTTCACCGCTGACGACTGGAAGCCATGGGAGAAGGAAGGAATCAGAACGCTTTTAGAAGCGTTCAATGTTGAATGTTAAGCCAAGAAATCGTAACTACATATATGATAGATGTAACCGTTGATTTAGAAACCTGTTCGCTTTCGCCCACCGCTGCCGTGATGAGTATCGGCGCGGTGGCGTGGAAACGCTACGGTAAAGAATCACCATTCTTTGAGAATGGTGATGGTGTGTTAAGAAACTCTACATTCTCTGCTCACATTGACCTGAGGAGCATGTTCCTGAATGGCTTCACCTTCGATCAATCGACGGCAGACTGGTGGAGCAAACAGAGCGATGATGCAAAAGCTGCCTTGCTCGGCAATGACAGCGACGAGGCACCCTGCCAGCCAATAGATGTGGCCGTGAACGACCTGTTCGAATGGATAGCCTATATTAAAAAGAAGCTCGGTGATGAAGAACTTTGCCTTTGGGCGCAGGGTACTGACTTCGATGTGGCGATCTTGAGATATATCTGCTACAAGCTGTGCATCAAGTTCCAGATTAAGCATACCCAACTGAGAGATCATCGCACGTTCTATCTTGAACTTGCGAGAATCGTATGGGATTCAGCCGAGCCAAACGAAGAACCTTTTGACCTAGACAAGGCTTATGCCTTGACTACGGACTATAAGGACATTACGGATGAAAGTGCGGCGCATGACCCGATTTTCGACTGCAAGCGAAGTATCTACTCCACCTGGCAGATGATGAAAAAGATAAGAGAAGGCTATGCCAAGACTGTTTGATTTGCCCTATATCCCTAACCGGAATGGCATACAGAAGAGGCACAGGAACCTATCCCGATACCGAATGCTGCATCGCTTCGCCTATACCGATACGATGAGCGGACTGAAGGATGATATTCCGACCCTTCTCTTCTATGCGCCTTTTGCCCTGCTGAAAGATACCTGTGAGTATCTGTGCAGGATGATGACGGGCAGCGTGGAAGATATGATTATCACGCCTTCACACAGTTGCCGCCGCAAGAACGGCAAGATCTATTGGAGGCAGGAGGTGCAGATTATCGGTCTAGATACCGAATTTCTCACGATGGAAAGTCTCTCGCAGATGATAGTACACCGTATGGAAACCATCTGCAACTGTAAGATAAGGCATTATCGCCTGGAAACATTCTTGAATTTATAAAACGTGAAGATATGAAGAAATAAAAGATATTACTTCGGTACGATATACACTTCGTTTCCGATTTTTATTTTGTTAGACAACCGAGCCATCGGTTAAAATGGCAGGAAGACCGGACGGGCGATAGGTGGACGCTGAAAAGCTTCACTGACAAGTTGATACCCCCCACCGCAGTCTCGGAACGATAAGTAAAGAGTCTGATTAAAAAGCCTGAGGAATACCTATCGATGCGGTAAGCGGGGCATCCTCGAAATTGGCGGTATCGCCCCGAAGGTCTTCTTTCTTTGACAATATGATATAAAGAGAATAGGGGAGGCAGTCTGGAAACGCTCTTATGCAAGGGTAGTGGGAGTCAGTAATGCCCCACGACTACGCTGTACACTGCATCTTTGCCGGTGCTAAGGAGAGACGTGATTAGCGTTATGCTGCGTCTTGGCAATCGGAATATTCAGCCTGCGAGTATCACAGATTTTCAAATGCTCCGACCGCTCGCCCGAATATAAGCCGGCAAAAGGTGTAAACGCTTGAAGTTTTGCCTACCCTTCGTGCCTTCGTTCCCAGCGATTCTATCACTGGTCAATGGTCAAAAGCGGTGCCTTCCCTTCTCTTTTAACTCTATAAATACTCTTAAGATATGTTATTCCACCCTATATTGAATCAGATTGCAAACCTTGACATGGCTTTCCTCGTAAAGCCTGCCGATGAGCAGCGCATCGAGGGACAGACAGCCTGTTTCTGCCCCCTCTGCCAGAAGGAAGAGGCAGACGATGGCGATCAGGGCAAGGCAAAGCAGACTCCTCACCTCATTATATACAACAATGAGCGAGGCGGTATGTATAACGGTGTAGGAGTGGAAGACAATTCCAAGGCAGAGCATGGTGCCCTGCGCTGGATGTGTACCAAGACCGGCAAGTATGGCTATGGAGCCTTAGAGCTTTATGCTGCCATGCGCAAACTGCCGATGCACGGAGCCAGTCTGCTGCGTCTTTGCCATGACCTCATCGTGAGGGTATATGGCGACAACGAGAAGACGAGAGCCAAATGGCCGATGCTCTTTGCAAAAATGGACTACCGTACCATCGCTCCACAAACTATAGAGACGTTCTCTTTTATGCCAAAAACAGATTTTAATCCCCAGGAGCTTGCAGCCCTGGGGTGCGAAGTCACATCTGTAAAAGGCATTCCGCAGTACGGCTTCGGAAAGGACTTCAATACCAAGATGTTGAACGAAGATTTCCGCATCTATGCCGTGGACCAGGTAACGCTGCCTAACGTAGTGAGAAACGGACAACTGGTAAGTGAAGTGATTTACGGCACACCCTGGAACCCTCTCTTCGTCTGCTTTGCTACAGACGTGATAGCGCCACAAGGCAGTTGCGGCTGCTTCTTCCGTCCAGCCATACAGCAAGACCCTATCGTCTTCTCCACCTGTGAGGAGCATAGCGTAAGAAAGGTGAGCAAATGGCTGATGGGGGACCCGGTGTTTGTTCATGCAGCCGAAAACAGAACGGCTGAAAATACCGCCGTTTATGCGGCTATCAAGAAATATCAGCCTGATGAGGTCTATACAGAAGAAAAAGAAATATGGGTAGAGAATCTGGATAAGGATGACCAGCCGAAAGGAACATTCCACACCGAAAAGGTGGATATTCCGATCAATGAAATCAAGGCGCAGAACATCGTGTTCTGCCGAACACCCGAAGACGCATTGAGCGTATATTACGCTATGCAATCCTTACGGAAGGATAAGGCTGGCGACAAGTTCTTTGAAAAGAATAGCTGTTTTCACGTAGCCTTCTCTATAGGTAGAGGTAACTTCTGGTATATAGAAAGAGGGGAGTGGAGACAGGAAAAGCTGGATTTCAGCGGCGTGCAATATCAGAAAATGAAGCGATTTGCCGAAAGGGTTATTATGATCTATCCAAATGATATTACATCGCAGCGCAACTGCGGTGCCATCGCCACCAAATTCAGTGATATTTGTTATGCCATGCTGCCTGAGTCTTTCCGTGTGCGCTATAACCAGCGCTGGCAATGGCTCTATGGTTGCACACCGAGGAGCGTAAGAGATTACATGCTCACGTATCGTATGTCTGATGAAGACAATTTCCGGTTCGACCATGATATTCGTCTGCCATTATTCTCCAAGCTTCGGGGAGCCAAGAACACCGACCCCTTCGATATAGAATATCCGAGAGACCCCCGCAGTGGCAAGCAAAAACCTTGCACCTGTAAGATTTCGCCTACTAAGGTGTGGCTTTTTATGACGAGTCACGGATATTACCGCAAAATCGACCCAGAAAGCAATGACCTCGTAGGTCAGTTTATCCACCTCGACCGATGCTTTGTCGAATACATCGACGGAAAGAGCATCATACAGGCAACAAAGGAAAAACTCTTGGAGTTTTGCGAACAGAGTTGGAGACATAACGAGCAGGAACAGAAGTTGATGAGCGATTGCGCCAATCTGATAGACAAGAATTTCTCAGAGAAATCTGCCGGAGGATTGCAGAGTATCGTCATCGATTTTACGGAAGGTTACAGCGAGAATGTAGAATATTTCTATTTCCGCAACGTGGCATTGAAGATAACACCGGAGTATATCACTCCTATCAGTTACGACCAGTGTAACTTTTTCATCCCTGCCACTGCCCGAAAGCCATACGACTTCACCATGCGTCATTTCGACCCGCCGTTCATCATCAAGCAAAGTGATGAATATACCCGTAGGGAAAACGAGATAGTGCAGAAGGAAGCGCAGAAGAATGAGGACGGTTCGCCAGTATTCAGCAGCTTTGAAATCAGTCAGATGAAAAACGACCTGCGAGAGTGGGGTACCGTTTACCGATGGGATGTTGACTGGCGAGGTAAGAAAGATAGAGAATTGTGGCCTATGCTCCGTATTCTGCGAGGTTGCTCCAATGTGCTTTGGCAGGAGGAGATTGAAGCAGATAGAAGCAAGCATGAGCTATCGGAAGAAGACAAGGCAATCATCAATGCCCATTTCGTAAATATGATTTCTGGTATAGGTAGGGTATGTTACAGAGATTTGTCGGGTACTGACAGCCAAAGCATCCCCTATTTGTTGGAAGATCAGATTGAAGACGAGAAGCAGGCTTCGGGTGGTTCTGGAAAATCCATGGTAGTGCGTGTGTTCGTAGGTTCGGCAGTCAATGTACTGAACATCGATATGAAGCGATTCATCACCACTGCCGATGCCCGTTTCAGTCTGGGCGAGATACAGCATAATCCAGGTATGTATCGAACGATACATTGGGAGGACCGCCCGAAATCTTTTCCGATGGATTACTTCTATGTGATGGCAACAACCGGTGTTACGCTGGAGTGTAAGGGAACGGATATTAAAACGCTCAGTCTGAAGGATTCACCTCTTCATATCGTATCATCCAATTTCCCCTATGATGGTGGAGTAGATTCTACAGCAGGACGTTTCCCACAGATAGCATTCTCCAACCGCTTTGCCCGAGAGAATACGCTGAAGCGCAAGATGGCTCGTTCGCCTGGTGATATATTGAAGGGTTTTAATCCTGCCCCAGAAAAGTTACCCGATATAGCGAGAAATCAGGCTATCTACATCACGGCACTAGCCGTGCAGTTCATGATGCGCTATCATGTAGTAAGCAAGGCTCCTCAGCTGAACCTGCGAAGACGTAATATGATTTCGGAGATTACGGAGAGTTGCGTGCGCTATTTCGAGTTCTTCTTCTCTAGGGAAGAAGTTTACGGTGTTCCGATTTGTGCCGATGAAATGTTCAATGAGTTTATCCGTGATTGGGCTGATGCCAGTGAGGGCAAAAGCAAGGAGTATAGCCGAGCCATCTTCAAGAAGAAAATTCATAAGTATTGTGAATCGGCGAATATCAAGTGCAATCCTGAACATCTCTTCGAGAACGTGAGCGACAAGCAACGCAACTGTTTCAAGATGAAGGCATGGGTAACGCAGGAGTACTTCGTAGGCAGGGAGTGGGAGAATGATAACACGATAGAACCGAAGTTCATCCGTTACATCCAAACCTCTAAGCATGTGTTCTTCTTCTATCGGCCAGGCAGAGATACCATCCCTACCGATTATGCCGAACTGAAGCGCATAGCCAAGGAGTTTGCCGAAGCCCCAGACCCATTACCATACCGTGATGATGATGGCAACATCGTGCAGCTCACGCAGGAAGAGGAAGACCGCTGGAATGCCTATCAGAAGCGCAAGCAGGGCAGGTTCGCGTCTGCACAGAATGCGCAGAACAGCAGCGCCGCAGCTACGGTAGATAGCATAGATAAAGATACCCTGCCTTTTTAAAGGTAAAAGGGTAAAAAGGTAAAAAGAACCTTAACCCCTTTGCGTCTCCGTTCCCAGCGATTCTATCGCTGGTCATCTTTAAGTTAAAGCAAAAATGGCAAAGAAAGAAGAAACAAAAAAATCGAATTTTTATAGAATATAATAAGTATATGGCAAGTTTTTCCGGTAATATTGACCTTCTCTCCCTGAACGGAGCGAAGGTTCTGATTGGTCTTGACGAGAAGAATGCACAACGTCCTTACGTTTGCATTCCAATCGATGTGAACGAGATTAGAGTAGAGGCATCTAAAAATGATGCAAGTAAGCAGGTGGCTAAGATGAGAGTTATCATCGACCCTTTCAATGACGCGTATAAGAATAAGATACGTCAGAGCAACGCCGAGCGTGGAGACACCAACAAGAGTGTGCCTACCCACGAGATGAAGATTTCTTATTCGGTTGATTACGTCAAGGCTGTAGCCCAGAGATTCCCAAAGCTCGTAGAGCAGGTGAAGGAAGCTGGAAAAGAAAAAGACCCTGACATTGTGAACCAGGACTTCAACGATGAAAATAGCCACCTCTTTAAGGCTATCCGTACCCGCATGAATAAGCGAATCGCCTCTCTTTTCCAGCCGCAGTTAACTGCTAATCAACAGCCATATCCGCAGCAAGCCTATGGCTCTGCCGGCAACGCCACAGCCTATGTACCGCCAGCTGACGGTCAGGGCTACCCAGATATGCCGAACGAAGACGATCTGCCGTTCTAAACTCCGTTCCCAGCGATTCCATCGCTGGTCCGTAATAACAAAAATAAAGAATAAATAAAAATGAAAATACAAGCTCAATCATCTATATTGCTTCGCCAGGCTCTGCAGAAAGCAGCGAAGTGTATTGACAGCAAGTCAACCATAGTAGCACTCAGCAACGTGCTCCTTATCCAGCGTAAGGAGGATGGTAAGTTCTTCTTCGTAGCCGGAAACACTGATTCGGAACTCATTATCCCTGTGCCTCTCAGTATCGTAGATGGCAGCTTCAAGGAAGATGTAGTTCTGCCTATCGGCAATCTGCTTTCGCTCCTCTCTACGCTCCCTGATTGTGTGATTACTCTCGACCTCTCGCAGGATAAGGAACGCAATATGAAAATCGAGTATTGCACTCAGAACGGAGAGAATGTAAAGAAGGGTAACATAAGTCTGGTTTATTTCAGTGCAGAGGATTTTCCTCGTGCGCAGCAGCCTAACAATGCTGATATTCATATCGCCCTTCCGATGGCAACCTTCAAGAACGTGCTCGCTCATGCCGGAAAGTTTGTTTCCGATTCTGAGTTGCGACCGATTATGAAGTGCCTCTGCATCGATGTAGCCGAGGACCGAAGTGATGTGACTTTTGTGGCATCGGATGGCCACCGACTCATCAAACTTATTCATACCAACAATCCTGAGACTGGTGGCAGCGATTTCTTCCGTGAGGGTACACCAGGTAAGATTCTCGTACATAACGCCTACTTCAAAACCCTTTCCGTTTTCGAGGATTGTGAGGACATCGATATTGAGGCAAACGAAACCATGGTTCGCTTTACTTCGGGCGATATTACCTTCATCTGTAAGAAGGTGTCAGGCCAGTATCCTAACTACAACTCCGTTATCCCGAAGAAAAACCCTTACAAAGTGGTAGTTGACAAACGGGAGTTGGCAAATGTCGTAAAACGTGTGGCTCTGTTTGCAAGTGAAAGCACCAACATGATTGTGCTCAATAGGGAAGGTATGTTCCTCGATGTGGCAGCGCGAGACCTCGACTTCAATATGGAAGCCAACGACCAGGTAATTATCATGGATAGTACTTGTCCGGAAGACCATCGCATCGCTTTCAAGGCAAGCAGTCTGCTCGTCTCACTGGCACCTATCCCTAGCGATACCATCTGTCTGCATCTGGGCGACTCGAGCCGCGCTGGTGTCATCACAGCCAATGAGTCATCACCACGAGCATTGACGCTGCTCATGCCGATGATTATTGAAGAATAAACTTACATCGAACGAATAAGATAGAGATAAGATTATGGACGATACTTTGCTCTTTATCCCCCCTTGTTGCGTGGATAAAAAACTGCCCAAAGCCGTGATGCAAGCACCACGGCGGGCATTGAGCTTTTTTACTCACGGCGATGTGCTGGTAGATAAATTCTTCCACGCCATAGGCTATATGGTAGATACAACGCCCAACCGCACAACGAAAAACCATTTCTGCGTGATGGTGCTGGCGATGACCGTAAGCAGAACATCTGCCACTGGCTATATCATCAACTATCTGCAAACGTGTTTTGAGCGAGGTTGGATTACCCACCTGGTGCTCTCTACAGATAAGAATGTGGAAGACTGGATTGATATTCACCTGCAGGAGTGGAAGGATAGAATCTTATATGTGAGTCATAAGGACGTAACCGCACAGACTTCTCACATGGTGCTCTATAACGAGGAAAAGGCTTTTACCGTAGCTGGTCCGATGCTCGATACGCCAACGGGCAAGCTCTCGTATTATTCGATGGTGCTCTATCCTAACTATTCGGCATGTGATGATGCTTGCGACTGGTCAAACCCATTGAGAAACATCTGTTTTCCTGATGCTTTGCGCCACCGTCAGAAGATAAAAAAGGATAAGCTGAAGGTAAAAGATGCTATTCTTAACCGTTTTCTGAGCACCGATTTCCCGCCTTATGCAGAAGATGCAGCGTAGGAGAGTCATCACGATTATCACGACTTCGGGAGCATGATGTAAGCATTCATAAACTAATGGAAAAGAGTTATGGCAAAATATCATCAGTCTTATCAGAACCTTCGTCAGTTCTGTGAGAAGTGGCAGTGGATAGACCCACGTAGCGGACAGCAGGTAACTGGCTATATTCATCCGCAGACAGCGAGAAACGTAAAGCGCAAATCGTTCTACATCAAGTTCCTCACCAAGACTGGGCATGTAGATGAAGGTGAATGCGTCTGCCTGAAGGTAGATATTCTGCGCCATCAGAGAAAAGTGCAGTTCGTAAACAGTGGAGAAATCCGCGTGGTTAACGATATACTGGTACTCGAAGTAGATGGCACAAGGTTCATCACCCATTAATGATAATTCATGTTTTAAGATTCAATATAGTTTATCGAAGATTTTTAAAGCTCTAATTGTTAAATTATTGAATTTGTGTAGATGTTTCATAGTATGATGAGCCTTTGGCGAAAGGCTGATTCTGTATAACTACAAGCAAAAGCAATGTAGGGTTGTCTATTCACATTTCCCTATACCTCCCCGGTGCGTGAGCATAGGGCGCTTTTTAAACTGGAATATTCATTTTTAAACAATATATAGATTATGGTAGAAATTCCCTTTTTAGTAAGAATCGCTCTTATCCTGATAGGGGCAGTTCTCGTAGCCTTTATCTTAAAAAGGTTCAATCGAAAAAAGGAAGTAAATGCGTTAAAAGATTTAAGCGGATTTACTTCTTTGCTCAATGATTGGGAGCGTTCCGGTCTGTTTCATTGGCAGGTGAAGGGTAAGACTCTTTTGCTGGAGCAGAGCCTCGCAATCTTCATCATGTCGCTGGGACCTGAAAAATTCAAGAAGTTTCTCAATCTCTTAGCGCAGCTTAAGAATGCCGAGCTGATAGGCAATGCCTACGAACAGCAGCGCATAGACCTGGAGACCGCAGCAGTGAGGGATGCGCAGGAGAAAACGTCCATTAAGCTGACTGATGCTGATATTCAGCGCATCCGTCTGAATGCTAGAGAGAATATGCAGCATATCGATATGAAGAGCATCCTCGATGCTATCCATGAGTTTGATATAATGATTATCCGCAGTAGTGCTATATCTTCTGCTGATGCTACCCAGGAAGGTGGCGAGCTTGTAGCCGTTGGCCACTTCGATGGTAAAAAGGTGGAAATGGCGATGTGGGATGAAATCAAGAACGATTTAAATGCTGAAAAATAAGATATGAATATCAAAATATTAAAAGAAGGCGACCGCTATCACGTCTATATAGGCGATAAGGATTTGTGGCTATCAAGAATGGAACTGGTAGAACTTCGCCATAGTATCAATTCTATCCCATTATAGAATAATTAGTATATGAAAACAATCGTGATAGCCAAGGAGGCCTGGCTGTGCAGTCAACTCAGCATAGCCAAATATTCCGGAGGCATTGATATATCAGATGAGGAAAATGGCACACGTCATTTTCTGGTAGTAGATGGGAAAGGTCAGCCTTACCAGGGCAAACTGATTCCTAGTGCACCTGCCGATTTGGTGGATAAGGAGTTCCTTCCTTTCTACCGTAAACTGGGCAGAGATAAGTTTATATCCCTCGTATCAAGGGAACCTCTCGCCTCCCGCAAGGGACTGAAGCAGATACTATCTGCTGCAGTTCTGGAAGAGAAAGAGAAGAAGGCAGCAAAAGAAGAGGAACTGAAGGCACGCCAGCCTCCCCTCTTCGACTAAGAAAAGTTTTATAATACAATTAAAATTGATAGAGATTATGAGAACATTAGAAGAATTTCAGAAAGAAGTCCTTGCGCCTTTACGCAAGGAGAGAGACGAAAAGCACAAAGTTGCTTTGAAAATCAAGACCGATGGCGGCGAGGCTTTTGCGAAACGCAAGAAGGAATTCCTGAATAAGGAAGTTGAGTTCAAAGAACGTCAGAAATCTAGCCTGAAAGAATTTCTCGGCAAGCAAACCTTGGAAAAGAAATCTTTCTTCGTTCAGCAAGATGCTGCTCGTGCCGAAGCTCATGCCCTATATCAGAAAGTTTCCCAAGACTACAAGATTGCTAAACGCCGTGCCAACGAGGAGTTTATGGATAAGTTAGCCATTGCCTATGCTGAGTACAATAAGGAGCGAGTAGCCGCAGGTGAGCAGCCTGTATATTATGACAATCGCCGTGAGAAATCAGCAGAGGAACATAAGGCTGGTTATCAGGAGGACGGCTGGCCGGAAGAACCAGAATCGGAGGCTGAAGGATGAGTTTCAGAAACACGAAAACCCCACGCAAGCTAACTGGCGAGGCGAAGTATCAGATACCGATGAGGGCAACACCCGAAAGCAACGGTGTGAAAACCTATGTGCTCGAAGGTGAGCTGAAGAAGAAGTTCATTAAACTCTTCCCCAAAAACTCCAACCGCAGAATGATGGAATGGTTCGGTATCTCCTTTTCTACTGTCCAGAGGTTTAAAAACGAACTCGGACTGAAAAAGAATATGAAAGCTATACGCCGTCAGCAGACAATGGACGTTAAGAAAACCTGCGAGGAGAACGGTTGGTACGATTCCCTCCGGGGTAAACCGACAAGTGAAGCTTGTAGGGAAGGTACTCGCCGATTGCGAGCATCCGGCTTGTCCATTAAAGGAACTCAAGAAGAAAAATCCTCGTCGATATAAGGCTTATCTTCTCCGTCGGTCAGAAGCTCGCAAGGAACTCTTTCGGAAGGAACGTTTGCGAGAAGAATATGGCTTGGAGCGCAAGACGAAGTTAAACATTCCGCAGCGACCAATGAAAGGCGCGGCTGCATCGTTCAAGAACATGATGACGCATCGCTTCAATTACTTCTCTGTTCCCGGTTACCCATGGTGGTTAGCATACGATAGCGAAACCAATCGCTCGGAACGCAGCGAGGCTACCGCCCGAAAGCATGGCTTTGAGATTATCGAAGGAGAGGACGATGATTCGCCTGATACTTCAAAGTAATAATAAACAATAAACAACGATTCTAAAACTGAATCTGTATGATCAATAAACAGCAAAACATACTTCGAGCTTTATTGAAGAAGTATAAGTTTAAAAGCGTGAGCAATATGGTTCGCCAGGCTCTCGGTATCAACTACGAGAACTTCCTTCAGAAGACAGAACCTCTCTACGTTATCCCCCGCATAGCCTCCTGTTATGCCGATGAGAACGATAAGAATACCCTGATGGGTGTAGTATATAAGGAATGGCTCAAGGACGTAGTAGAAAAAGCCTGGGTGAAACCGCTCAATGCTTACATCGACGAATACGGCGAGCGCATCGTGCTTTCTGCTATCTACTATCTCATCGACAACGGTCTGTGGGAAGTGTACGAAGGTCGCCTTGCACTCGATGCCCAGGAAGATAATTACTACGATAAGCTGGGAGATATGCCTTCCGCTATCGAGTTTGTTCAGGAGCAGCAAGCCGAGGAGAAGAAGGAAGAAGAAAAGAAAGCCGCCGAGGAAGCCGCCGCAAAGAAAGAAACTGCCCAGCAGCAAGCCGCCGCCTCTTCACGTCTCCATCTCGCTCCCGTTCCCAGCGATTCTATCGCTGGTCAGAAAGAAGCCTCCCCAGGCTATACCCTCACCGCCGAGGAAGCTGTAACCCTCATCGGTACCACTTCCGAAACCTGCACTCAGTTAAAGCAGAACATAGAGCGCCTGTTCGATTTCATCCATACCGCCACCGATACGGATGCCCTTCGCCAGAAACTATCCGATCTGCAACATCAGATGGAGGATATGAAAGCACAGCACCAAGATGAAATCGCAGCTTTGCGAAAAGAAGCCGATGAAGCCAATTCTACCATGCTCAAAGCCAGTGACTATATCGCCAAGCAGAAACTGGAGGCTAAGGAGGCTCAGAAGCAATATGATGAGCTGAATGCCAAATACAAGAAGGCTCTCGATGAGCGCGATGCTGCCGATAAGGAGTTGGAAACCTACAAGAAACTCCTCGAAGAGGAAGCCAACCGCGAACAGCTTCCTAAGAAGAAGGTTATCCCATACAGCGTATTAGATGCCGTTCCTCTCTTAGGCAAAGGTGTAATGACCGGTCTGGTACCCGTCCTCGCAAAGTACAACATCGTGGTAGATTACAATAAGTAGAAAGGCGTATGGATCATAGAATAATTGATATTCAGCTGCCATTACCGAAAGGAAACGATAAAGACCCTATCACTTTGGTACCTACCTTCTATAGAGGAGGAAACGCAGATGATACGGCATATTTAAAATTCAACAATGCCGTTAAGCGTATGTCAGAGCCTAGAGAGGTGGAGCGTACAGAAGTTGATGTGGAGTTCGTAATTCGCAATGATGCTGGCAGTCTTTATGCCGTGGTGTATCATTATGCTGATGGTAGGGTAGAGGCTGATATGCTGGTTAAGGCAAAAAACGGCTACTGGTCATTTTATTGTTCAAGAATGCGTTTCCACCCCAACTTTCCGAACGTTTATCTTCCGTCGATATGGGGATATAAACGTCTTACTGAATTGCAGATAGCACAAGAGCTTGCTCTGGCTGCTGTAAACGTAAGCAAGCTGATTCCTTTCGGCAATTATGCCTTAACGGTATATCCTGGAGGCATTAATGTCGTCAGATGTAACTTTAAGGATGGTGAGTTGTTTGCTGTCGAGAATATTGATTTTATTGCGTATGAGGATTTCGAGCGTGATGAGATTAAGGATTTCTATCCCGGAGTGCTCAAACGATATGTACTCAATCAGGGCATGAATATTGAAGACTTCCCCGAAGATCTGATAAAGAAAATCGTAGAGGAGAGTCTTGAGAGTTTGAAACGGAAGTATGGTAAATAAAAAAGATAAAGACAATGGCAAAAATAAAGATAAGCGGTTCCGAACCTGTCAAGTATGGGCCGCATGATTTTCAGTTAGGCGATTACGTCTATGCTCCGGTATCTCTTAATGATCCATCGAAGGGGAACCAGTTGGCATGTATCAGCAACCAGGATAAAGATGGTTGCACTCTATTCTTTGTGAAGGCGTACCGCAAGGTTTATAGAGAATACAAAATGCTCTATCTTGTGCCGATAACGGAGGAATGGTTAAAGGAAAATCCGCAGGTGTTTGCTCCTAGCGATGATATGAAGCCGTTGGAAGCAACCCTTCATTTTCTTATCAGTATAAATTCACTGCCAAGCGTTTTAGCTGTGAATATCGTATCGTGGTTTACGAATTGTATTATGAGATCGAAGAGGAATATCAGCGCCTTTGTCGTGAAGGTGTCTCTTATTTTACCTGTCTCAATGAATCGCAAGGAAAGGCTACGATAGCGCAAATTGCATCTATGAATCCTGTAGCAAAGATTCCTGGACGTTATATTTGCAAACCTCCAGGAGTTATGCAGATAGTAAGCATTCACGACCTGCAGCATTTTCTCCGTCTTTGCGGTTGCGAGGAACTGAAGGTCCCTCAGTCTTTATTAGAAGATTAAGTAAAAACAAAACGATATGGATAAAACAAAGTTAAAGAAACTCTTTCATGAGTTGAAGGCAACAACCTCAGATGCGATATTCACAGCATTCATGTTCGCAATGCTCTATCTGCTGATTCATGCTCTCATTACCGATTACAGAGAAGGCGACCGGATAAAAGGCAGCAGTATCACCGTAACCTCCCAAGGTCACGAGTACATCATCTTCGAAACCGACAAGGGCTACACCTGCTGCATTCATTCAGCCTCCTGCTCCTGCCAAGTCAAAAAGCAAAAGAGCGCCCCCGTTCCCAGCGATTCTATCGCTGGTCCTAAGAAGAATCATTTAAAGTAATAGCACTATGCACATATTTAAATTAAAAGAAGGTTCTAAGTCTTTCGAGTGGGTGAAGGACGTGATAGAGAAGGAGCGAAAGCAAAACGCAGAGTATTGTGGTCGCATCCGCAAAGCGATACCCTTCCAGTTAACCCGAGTCATTGCCTCTTCCGTAAACTCAACTTTTTCCAGAAAGTTGGAAATCTATGAGTTTGTTGTTACTCCAGAGGAGTACGAAACATTGGATAAGGAAGTCTGGAGCAAGACTTATCATGATGATAATCAGTTTTGGATAACTCCTAATCTGAATAATGAAGAGGGTATGGCTATAAAAGAAGTGATGTCTTCATATCCTCCAGTTACCAATCACGATGATATTCTGAAGAAGTTAGGGCTGCGTGCCATCGTTTCCTGCATCCCTTTCCGTCCTACTAATCTTTTCACCCATGATGGTAAGTATTATTTCGTCCTTACCGATGATTTGGTTATCAAGGATAATGAAAACAACGATGATTTGGAGTTGATAACTGAGGAGGATGCCAAGCGCCTCACCGGTTTCAAGGATGAGCGGGTAGATTATAGCAAATAGCGCATGACAAACAAAGACTTTTTTGATGTGTATCGGGGGAAGCCAGCCCTTTATAAGGGAAAGGATATTGGCGCATACGTAGCAGGATATGTCGGTGAGAAGTATATCATCTTAGGGTTTCACGATTATACAGGCTGCATCCTGAGATTTACGGCTAGAGTCAATAAAACTCTCGACGGAGTATACACCTCATATCGATTCGCTAAATTGAAGTATGTAGAGGTAGTAATTTAAAAAGAAATAGCTATGGCAAAGAAAGAAGAACTGAAGGAAAAAACGGCAGAAGAATATGCAGGTATAGGCACAAGAGTCTTCGTCTGCAGAAAAGAAGATTTTGAAAGGCATCCCGGCCAGCCTTATATTAATGAGGAAGGCAATCTGGTAACATTCATAGGCCAGGGCGATAATAAGATGGAGTGGGAACACAGGGAGAAGCTGATGGGCGAAATGTGGCATGAGTTTCCTCTAGTAAACAGCAGCATTACAGCCTCCGGTCCTAGTTTTTGTGTCGATGGTCACCAAAAGAGCGAGGAAACGCCTCGTGGTTTTACCGGCACCTTTCTGGTAATAGATGATAAGGAAGCGCACTACGAAGCTCAGATGTTGGCGAGAACGGTATTACCGGTATTCAGCAAGTCTATGCTGCCTATCACGCTTCCTCATACCCCATTCCAACTGCGTGATAGCTACACTAAGCTATACCGGAACCCTCATAATTTCTTCTATTCAGCAATGGGAAACATCTATTCTTCTTCTTTCTTCCGAAAGAAATCAGAAGAAGAAGAACAGTTGTTCGAAAAGCTGGAAACAGCGCTGAATTTGGGTAATTTACGAAGTATACGCTTCCGTTCCCATTCCATCACTGGTTAAAAAGTAAGTAATATGGCAGAAAAGAAAATACTCACCATTCATCTTACTGATGAGTGGTACCAGAAGATAGCTAGCGGAGAGAAGACAGAGGAGTATCGGGAATGCTCTGTATACTGGACGATTCGTCTGTTAAGAAAGGATATACCGAATAGGCCAAACGTGATAGCTGGTGTAGCCAAATATCATCGTGCTTCCGATAGAGGCCTTTTCGTGCAAGGTTATCTCACCGGAGGTCTCAAGCACACTTCGGACAGTCCGGAAGATAGAACTTACCGCAAGGAGGTATTAGAGCCTTTCACACACGTTCATTTTCTCCTCGGCTATCCGAAAGATAACCAACCGTATATCGAGAAGGAAATCGACGAGATAACGGTAGATAAACCAAAGAAGGGCATGTGCCCTGATGCGTGGCTAAAAAAGAATATGTTCGTAATCAGATTCAAATAATTCATAAAAAGGTTTGATTAATATGGAAAAGGAAGAAGTAAGAAGTTTACATCAGTATATCAAAACGTTTCAATCTACAATGAAGAAAGAAACGATACCGCAAGATATAAAGTTTACCTTAAAGGATACTCTTTTTGCTCTTCACGAAAGCAAAGCATGTAATTTGATAGAAATATGTATAGGCTTTACGGGTGGGCAGGTAGTCTTTGATAATGATGTTGTTGGAAGTGTAATATCCTGTGAGTATACTGGTGATACAATAGACATTCCGGAGGACAAAACGTTTGATAAGTCTTCTATGGTTATACGTGTATATAAACGTAAAGCGGATGAACAGACATTGATCCCCGTGTCAGCTGTAAACTTCATTAAAGTTAGACAGACGAACGACATTAACTGGAGACATGAGTGGGAGCAGTTAAGCCAAGAGAATAAGGATTTGTTGTCAGATTACTATCAGAAAATTGGTAGAGAATATTACTTACAGAATCAAAAGTAGCTTATGGCAAAGAAAGAAAAGAAATGTTGTGGTAACTGCTACTGGTTCGACAATGAGGATGCCTATGGCCAGGGCTGGTGCATCGACAATCAAGAAGAAACATCATGCGATTTAGTTTGCGATAATCATATTTTCAGTTAAGCGTATGACACTTGTGCAATGTTTAGATTTACAGCTCATACTTCTTGCGATATTCGTAATATCCCTTATCGTGTTGATGGAGAATGTAGCTGAGTATTTTTACTTTAAAGAGGATAGTAGTATGAAGATAAAAATTATTTCGGTTCGCTTCCCCAAATTCTTTAATGGGGAGAGATGTCCGAGTTTTACGGATGAAGTGAAGTACTTCATTAAGTATAAAAAACATTGGTGGCAGAGATACAGGTATCTGAATGATCGTTTCAATCGCCCTATGAAGTTTGACAACTTTGATGCAGTAAAAGAGTATCTAAAAAAGAAAGGTATAGATTATGAAAGCTGAACTTATAAGATTTAAAGCAAAAAGCATCGATGAAAGGGATTTGCTTTTCCCTCCTGGAAGTTGGGTTTTTGGTAATTTCAATCGTAGTACTAATAATCGGTACTATATTTCTCATCCACTGGCAATGAATGACGATTTGGAACCGATTTGCTATTCTGTTACAGATGTTGACCCAAAGACCGTCTGTATGTTTACCGGCTTCGGCGACAAGCATGTTAAATTGATTTTTGAAGGAGATATTCTTGAGCATACACAGAGCCATGCCCGATTTACGGTAATGTTTGATCGCGGCGCATTCTTCATTCGCAGAAACGGTACAGAGAACGCGGATATATACCTGTTCGAGCTTTCAGAAAAAGATAACTTTCTCCTTCTTTTCGAGGTTGTCGGCAATAAGTTCGATACAGACGATAGTCTGGAAAGCATTTATAACCCCAAGAAGCAATAGCAGTATGCCCGATGAAGTAGATCAGTTTTGCGGTAACTGTTATTGGTACGATGTTGATGATGATCATCGTGCCCCCGCATGGTGTATTAAACATAATGACAAAACATCATGTTTTAATGTTTGTAAAGATCATAAATTTTAATTAGCGTATAGAAACAAATGTTAGATATTAATTATCCTCAGAGTATTTATAAACGTCCGGAACCAATGGAAATGATGATTTCTACTCCGAAAGATTTCGGGCAGTATTTGCAGAATATAAAACGTAATAGGAGAAGAAAGAAATGACGTTAGAGTTATCGATGGAGGAAAAGATCATCGTAACCATGCTTTGGGTATTTGTGATATTCTTCCTGGTGTTGTTTTCCGGAATATTTGAAGGTGGGCATGAGCCTATAAAGCCGTCGAATATCCCGCCACCGCCGCCTCCATCTCGCCCTCGTCCTCTGCTGTTCCGTCGCAGATTAAGAGTAAGACCTTAATTCCGCAACACTTTGATTTAACTTTATTTATAAGTTCCTGAGCAACAAAAAGTTGCTCAGGATTTTGCCATGTCAGATTTTTCACTTATCTT